GCCCGCGAGGCCGGGCGCGACCCGCGCACCGACCCGGCGGCGCAGGCCTCCGACCAGGCCGTGCGCGACCTGCGCGTCGCCGCGCCGGCGGCGCAGGCCCAGCAAGCCCAAACCCAGGCGCCCGCTGCGGAGACGATGCGCCGGGTGGAGACGCCGGACGGGCGGGTCATCGAGGTGCCCCAGCAGCGCCGAGCGGAGGAGGCGGCCCCCATCGCCGCCCACACCGCCCAGCCCGAGGCGGGGCCGCCCAACGCCCCTCGGGTGCTCGACGCCGCGACCGGCACCGAGGCGCCCCGCTTCCGGGGCCGGCCCGGCGAGCCGGAGAGCACCCCCCAGCAGTTGGGGCTCTACCGCTCCCTGCACCGCCAGATCACCGACGCCATGAGCCCGGGCGACCTGGAGTCGCGGGGCCAGATGGTCACGGACATGGACAACGCCGGCCAACTCTCCCCCCAGCAGGCCCTCGACCTGCGGGGCTACCTGTCCCGCCGGCGGGCGGCGCTGGGCGGGCAGCCCGAGCCCACCGCCATCACGGTGCGCCCCGGCGAGGCCGGCGAGTCGCCCATGCTCACCGAGCCGGACGAGGCCCTGCGCAGCGCCGGCACCCCGCAGCAGAACCGCATCTACGAGCACCTCCTGGACACCTACGAGCAGGCCGCCTCGGTGGGGGCCACGGAGACCCTGCGCGACGCCAACGCCAACCTGCCCCGCCTGGCCCAGACGGTCACCGGCGCCCAGTACGACGCCCTGCGCCGGCGCCTGGCCTTCCTCTCCGGCGGGGAGGAGGCGGCGGCCCGGCCCGAGCCCCACCGCCCGGGCGAGCCCGTCCCGGCGCAGCCCCGCACCGACGTGCCCGAGCCCACCATGGTGCGCTCCGAGTTGGGCGGGCGGGCCCCCGCCGGCGAGCGCGCCGGGGTCTGGTACTCCCAGCTAGAGCGGGTCATCGAGGCCAAGTTCCGCCAGGGCCGGATGCCCGCCGCCCAGCTACGCCAGTTGCTGCTGGGCAACGGGGTCAAGAAGGAGGAACTCTACTGGACGGGGACGGACGCCCTGCTCGACCGGGCCGAGCAGGCGGGCACCCCGGTCGACCGCCAGCAACTGCTGCAGCACGTCCAGCAGAACCGCCTGCCCCTGGTGGAGAGCGTGCTGGGCTACGACCGCACCGGGGCCGAGACGGGCCCCGAGGCCGAGGCCCAGCGGAAGCGGGCGGTGGCCGACCTGCTCTTCCGGGCCCAGCAGGAGGCGGCCAAGGCCGAGGTGCAGTCCAACCTGCGGGCCAACAGCGAGGCGGTGCTGAACCGCCTGGTGGGCGCGCCCCGCACCGCGGAGGACCAGGCCTTCCGCGAGGGCATCTACAAGCGCCTCTCCGCGCCCCCGCCGACCGACCCGCTGACCGGCGAGGACCTGCCCGACGCCCTGCTGGAGAGCGAGCCGGGCCGGATGGCCGCCGCCTGGTTGCGCGAGTTGGACGACTACGTGGTCAACACCTCGATGCTGGTGGGCGGGCGGGGCGCCGGGCCCGAGGCCATGAACGAGGCCCGCCGGCAACTGTCCGAGGCGGTGCGTCCCATCCGAAGGCGGGTCTACGCGGCGGCCGAGTTGGCCGGGGGCGAGGTCAACCCCTTCACCCCCAAGCCGGCCGGCAAGCCGGAGCACGCCCAGTACAGCCGCCCGGGCGAGTACAACTACACCCTGCGCCGGGGGGCCGAGCAGGAGGCCAATCCCCGCGAGACCCTGCTGCGGGTGGGCGCCGACCGGGGCACCACCCCGGCCTACGACCGCACCGCCCTGGACGAGCAGAAGCTGGACGTGGGCGAGTTCAGCGTGGGCTCCCACTACGGGGGCCGGCCCGGCATCGTGGGCGCCAACCGCACCCACGACGACGTGCTGGCGGACGGGCGCACCACCGTCCAGAACAACGAGTCCCAGACCGACATCCACCAGCGCGGGCGCAAGCAGGGCACCTGGGACCGGGTGGCCATGGAGCGGGCCTGGGACCAGCCCATCCCGGCCGCCACCCGGGCCGACGCCGAGTACCTGGTGCAGGCGGTGGAGACCGAACTGCGCGCCCGGGCGGCGATGCAGAACGCCATGCGCACCATGGCCGCCGCCCCCGACACCGGGCTGCAGCGCACCACCCTGCGCCGGAGCAAGGCCACCGCCGAGGAGTGGGCCTACGGCACCATCCACGGCGCCGACAGCGTGCGCCGCATCGAGAAGCGCATCCGGGAGAACGGCCAGAACATCGACCAGGAGCGGGCCGAGAACGGGGCCTACCAGAGCGCCCTGGCCCGCCGGGACGCGCCCTTCCCCGAGGGCCTGCCCCCCGAGGCGCGGGCCTACGGCGAGGCCGTGCGCGACCGGAACCTGCTGACCTCCGACCTCTACGAGCGCTACGCCGGCGGGGGCGACCAGGGCGCCTGGATCGCCTACAACCGGGTCCTGCGCGACGCCTTCGAGCAGCGCCAGCACGCCTTCGAGCAGGAGGCCGAGGCGGCCAGCCACGACGAGGACACCCCGGACAGCGACCGCGCCTTCCAGGACGCCCACGAGGCCGCCTACGAGATGCGCGACGGGGTCGAGGGCGCCCAGCGCCACCTGGACGACGCGGCCACGGTCAGCCCGGAGGGCTACCCCCGGGCCCCCTTCCCGGACAACACCATCACCGAGAAGCTGCTGGAGCGCCAGCTACGCGACGCGGTCGACCGGGGCGCCGAGGCCATCTCCTGGTCGACGGGGCAGGTCATCGCCCGGCGCTGGAGCGCGGGGCGGATCGTGCAGCGCGCCGCCTACGAGCCGGCCACCCAGACCCTGCGGGTCGTGCCCCGGGCCGAGAACGGGGGCGACCACGAGCGCACCTACCACGTCCCGCCCGAGCAACTGCCCCAGTACGTGGGGGATACGGCGACGGCCTACCTCACCGACCCGGCCAACGTGGGCCCGGACGGCACCGCCCTGATCGACGGCGAGGACATCCTGGTCGCGGACAGCAAGGGCCGCACGATGGCCCGCCAGTACGACCAGATCATGGTGGGCATCGCCAACAAGCTGGGCAAGCCCGCCGGCGTCGCGGTGGAGCGCACCACCCTGCGCCCGCCCGACGACCACGACCCGAGCGAGGACGCCGACCTCGACGTGTGGGTGCTGCCCATCAACGACGCCCTGCGCAAGCGGGTGCAGGAGGGCTTCGCGCTCTACCACAAGGTGGCGCCCGAAACCGGAACCGCCCAGGCGGGGCAGCCGGAGCGCACCCGCCAGGACTACGAGCAGGCCGGCGAGGAGGCGCCCCCGGACGCCCCGGACGACCTCGACGCCTGGGACGAGGGGCGCCTGCCCGACCAGGTGGGTGGCCCGGCCGGTGCCGAGGTGGCCGGCTCCCGGGTGGTCCCGGAGACCGGGGAAGAGGGCCCGGAGACCGAGACCGAAGAGGACCTGGACGAGGAGGACGACGACCTCGACAACGAGGACCCGGAGACCGCCACCGAGGACGAGGCCGAGGTTGAGGTAGACGAAGAGGCCGAGCCCGAGGCCGAGGAGGACGCCGGCGACGAGGACGCGGGGGACGAGGCCGTCGCCGGCGGGATGGGCCGGGACGCCGAACTGGCCGGCGAGGCCGGCTTCACCGCGGTGGGGCCCGACGCCCAGGGCCGGATGCAGATCAGGCAGAAGCTGCGGGGCGAGGGGGGCAAGACCACCCGGGCGGACGGGGTCACCCCGCTCTACCCCTTCAAGGAGGGCTGGCGCCCCAAGACCTCGGGCGTCTATAAGGCCCAGCCGGGCGAGTACGGCAACGCCCCGGTGGGCCCGGACTGGACGGACGACGGCACCATCCCCGGGGTGGGGCGCTTCGCCGGGCTGGGTAAGCCGGGCCGGGCTCCGGCCTTCCCCACCCCCGAGGCGGGCTGGCCCACCATGACCGCCGACGCCCAGATGGCCGCGGAGTTGGGCGTCTCCGAGGGCGACGAGGTGGTCATCCTGCCCCCCGAGCCGGGGACGCTGCTGACCGGCACCGACTTCGTCTACTGGCAGGCGGCCAGCCGGGGCCGGCTGGACGACCTGTTCGGGCCAGACACCCCGGTCGAGCCGGGGGACGCCCGCTACCGCTGGGAGCGCGAGCCCTCCACGTCCCCCGAGCCGGAGGGCCGGCTGGACGTGTCGCCCCTGCCGGACTACCCCTACCGCGAGCGCCTGGAGCGGGCGGCGCCTGGGGTGGCCCAGGCCAACCTGGCGGCCAAGCGCCTGGCCTCGGAGGAGAAGGCCCGGGCCAGCGCCGAGCGCCGGGCCCCCGAGGTGGCCGCGCGCGAGCAGGTCAAGCGCGACCGCGAGGCGGCCCGGGAGCGGGGCCGGACGGAGAAGCAGCGCGCCGCCGACCAGGCCCGGATCGACAAGGCCAAGACGCCGGCGGCCGCGGAGAAGCTGCGGGCCCAGTTCGCCCAGCGCGACGCCCGCAAGGCCGAGGCGGCGACCAAGCGCGGCGCCGCCCAGGCCGAGGGCAGCCTCCTGGCCATGGCCACCCGGCAGCAGCGGGCCCAGGCCAAGCGGGCCCTGCAGGACGCCCACGCCGCCGGGGGCTTCGACTTCGGGGAGGCCACCCCCGACGCCGTCATCGAGGGCCTGCGCATCTACGACCTGGAGCAGAAGTCGTCCAAGGACGCCTCGATTGCCGCCGGCATCCCCCAGAAGGTGCTCGACGCCGCGCTCAACGTGCTGGCCGAGGGCCCCCAGCCCCGGGGCGAGCAACTCAAGCGCTCCGGCCAGGAGCGGGGGGCCATCAAGTCGGAGACCGACGACCCGCTCAAGGGCATCGCCTACACCTCCAAGAAGACGGGGGTCAAGCAGCACTTCGACAGCCTGTACGAGTTGCTGCTGGCCATCCGCCTGGACAGCGACCCCAACGTGGCGACCTGGACGAAGAGCCTGTCCCAGCGGGGGCGGGTGCGCTTCCAGATCAAGCCGGAGCGGCGCTTCCACCCCATCACCCGCCCGGGCGGGATCACCGACGCCGGGCAGGAGGGCATCTTCGCCCCCGACTTCCTGGTCACCTACACGAGCGGGAAGCAGGAGGTGCTGGAGGTCAAGCACGCCGCCGCCTGGGAGTTGGACCCCTGGAAGGTGCCGGAGAAGGTCGGCGCCGCCCGGGAGAAGTACGGCCGGCGCCAGGTGCCCTTCCGCATCTTCACCGAGGACCAGATCGGCCGGCGCTGGGGCTGGAAGCTGGCCGACCAACTCAAGGGCCAGGGCCCCACGACGGGCACCCCCTGGTCGAAGGACCAGGACGCCGGCTTCGCCCTGGACATCCGGGACGAGGCGGGCAACGTGGTCGGCACGGTGGGCAAGGGCCTGATCCGGGTCAACAAGGACACCGGCAAGGTCCAGGAGTTGATCGAGGGCACGGTGCGCACCACCATGGCCCAGCGGGAGGCCCTGCACCTGGGCGAGCCCGGGGGCCGGGGCGTCGCGGAGTTCAACGCGAACGCCCCCTTCCAGCCGGCCGAGGCCCTGGACGACCCCATGCAGGGCCTGTGGCCGGAGAAGGCCGAGGCCTACGGCGAGCAGGCCGAGATGCACAACCGGGAGCCCCTGCCCTACCGGGGCTCCACCTACTGGCCGGGGAAGATGCCCCAGGTGGTCAAGGACCGCCTGGCCCGGGGCGAGGACGTGTGGATGGTGGCCGTCTTCCCCGACTACAGCCAGGACATCAACGAGACCCACGAGTTCAACGCCAAGGGCGCCGGCTTCCGGCTGGCCCAGTTCCACGCCGAGAGCCGCGACCCGTTCAACAACTTCCCCTTCCTGGCCATCGGGACGTGGGCCGGGATGCAGCGCACCAAGGACGGCAAGCTGGACCCGAACAGCAAGGCCATCAACCTCGACCTGTCCATCCCGGTGGCCGACCGGGAGACGGCCATGCGCCTGGCGGAACGGTTCCGCCAGCAGTCGATCTTCAACCTGCGGACGAAGGACGCGCCCGATGTCGACCAGACGAGGTGGGGGGCCGAGGACTGGACCTACCAGGACCAACTCGACGCCGTCCGCGAGGCCGCCCTCCGCGACCCCGCCGAGGGCGCCGAGGGGGCAACCGCCGGCGCCGAGCCCGGAGCCGGCGCCGGCGCTGAGCCCGGAGCCGGGATCGCCGGCAACCGAGTATCGGCAGAAACCGAGCCCGGAGCCGGTGGAGACCGAGGAGCAGTTCCGGGCCTGGGTGCAGCGCCGGTTCGCGCAGCCCCAGGGCCTGGAGGGGTGGCTGCGGCGCTACCAACTGAACCAGACCTCCAGGGCGATGGGCTACCCGGGGACGCCGGGCTGGCCGGAGACGGAGGACGAGGTGCGGGAGTTCGCGGCGCGGGAAGCGGAACAGCAGCGCCCGGCGGGCTCGGCGCCCCTGGCGACCGTGGGCAACCGGCTCCGGCAGCGCGTGCGCACCCGGGCGCTGGCCCCCACCCGGACGGCCGGGTCGGGCGAGCCGACGCCGCCCTCGGGCTCGACGGCGGGGTCCTCACCTCCCCCGTCCCGGGAGGGCCAGGCGGGAGAGCCACCCCGCAGCTAATCACCCCGGAGATGGTGCGGGGCGGGGCCGCCCAGGAAGAGGGGGGGCCGGCGGCGGACGACGAGACGCGGTGGTTCAACCAGCAACTGAGCCAGGCCAACCCCATCGGGACGAGCCGGGCGAAGTGGGTGGTGCCCAGGCCGAAGCCCGGGTCGGCCGCCGCGCGCGACCCCCGGTGGCGACGCCAGTTCGGGGCGGCGCAGCGCGTCACGCTGGGCCAGGCCGGGGGGCTGCCGACGACCACCGCCCGGCTGAACCACACCGACCTGGCCGAGGGCTGGACGGCGGGCTTCAACACCCTGCAGCAGGCCCTCATCGCCTCGGCCCAGCGCCAGGGCACCCTGGACGCGCGCAAGTACGAGCGGGCCGTGGCGGCCGGCTTCGTCCTGAACGCCGAGCACCTGGCCATCAACGTCCCGCCCAACATCGGGCGCGACCGGGGCCAGCCGGGCCAGGTGCTGACCAACCCGCAGATGTGGTTCATGAACGCCGTCTGGCGCCTGAACAACGGCACCCCGGCCGTCCTGGACAGCGCCGGTCGGGTCATCGAGGAGGCCATCCCCCGGCCCCGTCCCCTGGCCGAGTACACCTCGGCCTCCTGGAAGGCGGCGGTGGCCCAGAAGATGGCGGCGCAGGCCGCCGAGGACATCGTCCACGAGGTGACCCACAACGAGATACAGCACAACGACCACAGCGACCCGGCGTGGAAAGAGCGCCTGCGCCTGAACATCAACGCCACCATCACCGAGCAGCGGGCGGTGGCGCGCCAGGTCATGACCCTGCTGGAGGCCAACGACTATGAGTTACTCCACCAACTTGCCTCCGAGGCGGGGGCCATCTACGACGGCGGATTCTTCGCCCCCAACGTCCGCGACCCCGTCCTCTCCTGGGACTCCATGGTCGGCCGAGACCCCAACGCCACCGGAATCGTCCGCGGACGCACCGCCCAACCCGGAGCAGCCGGTGCAGTCGGAGCAGCCGGTGCCGGAGCCCCAGCAGTTGGGGACGGGGCCGGGCGGGGGGCCGGGGCCGGAGGGCTCGGACGCCAAGCTGGACCAGGACCTGATGGTCGCGGGGTTGCTCCGGGCGGTGCACGACGAGGCGTCACCGGACGCAATCAGGTTCAGCCTGGAGATGGTGCGGGACTCGGGGCTGGACCCGAGGCAAGAGTACGAGGCGGCCCTGCGGACGTGGCCGGGGCAGAACCTGCCGACCTTCGAGGAGGTCGACCCGGACAGCCCGGATCAGGAGTCCTCGGGGCCCGGGCCCTCAGCGAACGGGGCAACACCCGGGACAGCGACGCCGAGCGGGTTGGAGCCCGAGCCCGGCGCGACGAGCACCTCGCCGCCCTCCAGCGGAGTGCTGGCATCGGCGCCGGGGCTGGGCCCGGAGGACCAGGCGGACCTCCCCCCGGCCCCGGAGGACCTGGCCGGCCCGTCCGCCCCGGGCAGCCCGGACGAGGCGCTCCCACCGGAGGGCCCAGCGCCCTCCCCGGCGGGGGAAGCCCCACCGCGACCCCCCAACCCCCGGGAAGCTATACGCCGGGCGACGATGCAGGGGAACCGGGGCCGGAGACCACCGGCAAGGTAGAGAAGCCCCGCCAGACCACCTGGGGCACCACGGCCGGCTCCGGCATGAAGCTGGGGATGCTCCTCTCCGTCAAGGGCCTGGGCCGGCAGTTGGTGGGCAACGTGGCCACCATCGGGTGGCAGCCGGCCGAGCGGGCCCTCGCCGGCGGGCTGGCCAACATCGGGGAGCGCAAGGCCGGGCAGGACCTCCGGGCGGACGTGCCCAGCGCCCGCGAGAGCCTGGCCATGCTGCGCAGCTACTGGGACAACAAGGGCGCCGCCTGGGCCGAGGCCAAGAAGAGCCTGTCCGCCGAGCACGAGACCGAGCAGTCCCGCCTGCAGCGGGGCGCCACCGGCAAGGACGCGGAGCGCCTCGCCGCCACCGGGCCCGTCCACAAGCGGGTGCAGGGCTTCGTGGACGGGGGCTTCCGCGTCCTGGGCATCTTCGACGCGGCGACCAAGTACGCCGCCGCCGCCGCCGAGGAGGCCGCCCTCCAGGCCCGCAACGACCTGCGCGCCAGGCAGGGCAAGGCCACGTTGACCGATGCGCAAATCAAGGAGGCGGTCAAGAACACCGAGGCCTACCGCAGCCTGACCCAGGAGATGGACCGCTACGGCAAGGCGGTCAACGGCTTCCGGGAGTTGCCGGGGGGCAAACTCGTCATCCCCTTCTGGGAAATCCCCTACAACGGGATGAAGTACGACCTGGAGCGCTCCCCGGTGGGGCTGGTGCGCACCGCCCTGCAGCACGGCAAGGACGCCAAGACGGGCGACCTGGAGAAGCAGAACCGCACCGAACTGTACGAGCGCTACGCCCGGGGGACGCTGGGCAGCTTCATCTCCCTGGGCATCCTCGCCGCCTACGCCTCGGGCAACATCACCGGGCCGGAGCCGGAGGACCCCGAGGAGTTGAAGCGCTGGCGGGCCGAGGGCAAGCAGCCCTTCAGCCTGCGGGTGGGCTCCCGGTGGCAGCCGGTGACCATGTTCCCGGGGCTCAACTCGTCGCTGACCCAGGCCGCCACCATCGGGGACTTCTGGCGCCGGCACGACCTGGCCGGGACCAAGTGGGACGCCGCCGAGTACCAGCGCCTGGTGGCCCGCTTCATCAACACCAACGCCTCGTACTCGATCAACCGGCCTTTCTTCGAGGGCGTCTCCGACATCATCTCCAGCGGGAAGCGCCAGGCGGTGGGCGCCGGCGAGGACGACGGGGTGGCCGAGGCCCTGGTGCGCCAGGGCACGAGCGCCGTCTCCGGGCTCTACGGCGGGCGCATCTGGCGCGAGTTGGAGCAGGCCACCTCCGACCAGGAGCGCTCGCCCCGCGACCCCATCGAGCGGATGATGGCCGGCATCCCCGGTCTGTCCGGCCAGGTGCCCGAGGCCCGCACCGCCTACGGCAACCGCATCAAGCGCACCGGGTCGGGCCAGGAGCGCTTCTGGAACCCCCTGCTGGGGCGCGAGGGCTACATGGGCGCCCAGACCAAACCGCCCCGGCGCTACGTGGGCGGGAAGAGCGGGGAGCAGGAGACCGCCATCGCGGAGGCCTACCGCAAGGTCAAGGCCGAGCAGGAGGCCAAGGACGAGCGCCGGGCGGTGCCCCCGGGCGACCGGCCCACCAACCGGGAGCGCGTCCTGGCCGACCAGTACACCGGGTACAAGAAGAACGAGGACTACAACAAGCGCATCCAGGAGGAGAAGGAGCGCAAGCAGGCCGTGCGGGGCAAGGCCAGCGCGGCGGCGCGCCTGGTGGGGGTGAAGTAGGTGGCCGAGAGCGTCGAGAGCGTCATCCGCCGGGTCTGGCTGGCGGCCGGGCTCGACCCCGACCTGGGGGTGGCCACCGCCGTCCAAGAAAGCGGGCTGCGCCCCGACGCGGTGGGGGACAACGGCAAGAGCCACGGCGTCTTCCAGGAGCACGACGCCGGGCGGGGCCACGGCCTGCCCATCGCCGCCCGGCAGAACGTCGAGGCCGCCGCCCGGCGGGCGGCGGCCGAGTTCCGGCAGATGCTGGCCAAGCACCCCGGGGCCACCCCGGGCCAGATCGCCGCCTACGCCCAGCGCCCCCTCAAGGCCGGGGAGTACGCCCGCAACATCGACGCCAACCTGGGCCGGATGAAGCAGGGGATGTCCGCCCTGGACGCCGCCGCCGGCGGGGTGGGCAAGGGCGGGACGCCCCCGCCGGCGCCCCCAGGCGGGGTCGTGGCGGCGGGCGTGCGCCAGGTGGGGCTGCCCCCCAGCCGGGCGCCCCTGCCCCGGCCCCCCGGCTCGGTGGTGGTCAAGGCCGGGCGCGACACCCCCATGACGGGCGGGAAGGCCGGCGTGACCGTGGTCAAGGGGCCCCGGGCCCGGGGAGCGCCGACCATCAGCGCCGGCGCCATCCGGGGCGGGGGCCCGCCCCAGCAGGCGGGCGAGCGCTTCTGGCCCATCGTGGGCGTCCGGCCCGGCGGGGTCAACAACCCCTTCGGCGCCCAGCAGTTCCGCTCGGCCGGGGCCGAGGGCCTGGCCCTGCCGTCCTCCAACACCGGGGCCGACCTGACCGCACCGTATGGCGCCACCATCGTGGCCGAGATGGACGGGGTGGTGACCGAGGTCTACCAGGCCCAGGGGGACAGCCGGCGGGGCGGGCGCAACCCCAAGGAGAACGGGGGCTGGGGCGGCTCGGTCATCGTCAACTACGCGGACGGCACCAAGGCCCGCTACTCCCACCAGGCCGCCGGGAGCATCCAGGTGCGCCCCGGGCAGCGGGTGGTCGGCGGGCAACTCATCGGCGCGGTGGGCGACTCGGGGAACGCCACCGGGGCCCACGTCGACGCCATGTTCTGGGACGCCAACGGCAAGCTGACCGACATCGTCAAGGCCGGCAAGTGGACGCCCGGGCGGGTGACGGTGGGCTCCGAGGGGCAGAGCCTGCCCCCGGGCCAGGCGGGGCGGGCCACCGCCACCACCCTGCCCAAGCCCGACCAGACCCTGCCGGCGCCGGCCACGCAGCAGGCGAGGCCCACAACCCCGCCGCCCGCGACGCCGGCGCAGGCCGCCTACGAGGCGTGGAAGAAGACCGCCCGGGTGCCCAACGTCCCGCCGGCGCCGATGCCCAGCCCCACGCCCGCCGGGGGGCCACCGCCGGCGCCCATGCCCGAGATTGGGGGCCCACCCCCCGAGCCGGTGCCGGGGCCCATGCCGGGGACGGAGTTGCTCACCTCCGGGGCCAACGTGCTGACGGATGGGACCCAGGGGCTGCAGAACATCTCGGCGGCGCCCGCTGCGCCGGCGCGGGAGCGATACTCCTTCGCGCTTGATCCGAAATTGGTAGAAGAGACGCAGGCGCGGATCGACGCCGCCGCCGGGGCGACCGGCACCGGATCGACCGTCGTCCCGATGGGGCAGGGGGCCTCAACGCGCCGCCCGGCGGCACCAGCAGCGCCGGCGGCACCGGCGGCACCGGAGGCAGGGAGTACGGACATGGCTTTGACCGACGAGGCGCAGCAGGGCGTGGCCCTCGGGAACGCGGTACGCCAGGCGGGGCAGCCTTCGGGGGCGGCCAAGCCCGGACCCCTGCAGGGCGTCGGGGACTTCCTGGGCAAGGCCGGCGCCACCATCCAGGCCGGCATCGACGCCATCCGGGCCCGCAACCCCGGGGGCGCCGCGACCACCGCCCCCGGGACGCCCGGGGCCACCGCCGAGCCGGCGCCCACCGGCCCGCCCAAGCGCCAGCGCGTGCCGGACGCCCAGCCCGATCCGGGCGACAGCCCCATCCTGGCCGAGGCCAAGGAGCGGGCCAACGTCGCCAACGCCAAGCTGTACGACGCCGCCGAGGCCCTGGACAACGCCAGGTGGCTCCTCAAGCAGGCCAACAACGTGGTGCCCCCGGTGGACAACGACAACCCGGACACCCCGGAGGTGGCGGCGCTGCGGACGGCGCAGGCCCTGGTGGCGGGGATGGAGAAGCCCGGCTCCCCCGAGCGCAAGGACTACGACGCGATTGTCGAGGCCCAGGCGAAGGCCCGCACCGACCTGGCCAAGGCCCAGCAGAGCAACCTCAAGGACGTGGCCGAGGCCACCGGGCAGAAGCCCCCGGGGCAGCAGGGCAACGTCCAGACGGCGGTCGACCAGGAGACCGGGCAGACCGTCTTCCTCGACCCCAAGGACGGGCAGTGGAAGCCCATCGGCGGGCCCAAGCCCCCCACCGTCAGCGTGCACACCGGGGCGGACGGGCTCTACGTCACCGACCCCGCCGGCAACCTCATCAACCAGATTCCCATCCCCAAGGACGGGAACCCGGTGGTGCTCTCCGGCGGGGACGGCCCGGAGTTGCTCATCTACGACCCCTCGGACGGGTCGATTGTCTGGCAGCCCAACCGCTCGTTCCTGAACACCCCCCAGGAGGTGCGGGCCACCTCGAAGGACCGCTACATCGTCACCCAGGACCGGGTGACGGGGGACATCGTCGCCACCCCCAACCCGGGGTTCGATGAGCGCCTGACGGACAGCGTCACGGTCTCCTCGACGGGCCAGGCGGTGCGCATCGACCAGAACGGCAAGCTGGTCTCGATGACGGACACGCTCACCCCCGAGGAGCGGGCCGTCTACGACAAGCGCGCCAAGGCCGAGAGCGACCAGGCCGGGACCAAGGCCGAGAGCGACGCCTTCAAGCTGGCCCAGGAGCAGAAGGAGGCCGAGGAGTGGCAGCGCATCGAGGAGGCCATCAACTCGGGGGCCTCCCCGTCCGAGGTGCGCGGGCTGGTCATGCAGGCGGCCAAGAACGTCCAGGACTTCACCGCCCTGCAGAACAGCGAGACCCAGCGCCAGCAGCAGCTTGAGGCCGGGCGCCACAACCTCGCGGAGGAGGGCTTCAGCGAGCGCACCCGGCGCACCGCCGAGGCGGGCGAGGCGCGCCAGGGGGTGGCCGGCTACCAGATGGCCACCGCCCCCTTCCAGACCGCGATGCTGGCCAGCCTGTCCCAGGTGACCGACCCCCGCAAGGCGGCCGCCTCGATGAACATCGCCCCCAACGTCTTCGAGCCGGTGGCGGCCAACTACGACGCCCAGCAGGCCCGCCAGGCCGGCATCGACAAGCAGCGCCAGGGCGTGGTGGCCCAGCAGCAGGAGCCCTTCACCTCGCCCTTCAAGCCCAAGGCCGCCGGCGCGTCACCGGCCCCCGCTGCTGCTGCGCCGGCGGCGGCGCCGGCGACCGCCGCGCCCGGGGCCGACTACAACACCCCCAACACCGCCCAGCAGCCCTCCACCCAGCCTCGCACCGAGGTGAGCACGGTCGACTTGGAGAGCGAGGGCAAGCCCGGCTACGCCCGTACCACCTACTCGGACGGGACGAGCGACGAGTGGCAAATCCCGCTGCCCGAGGGCGGGCCACCCCCCGACCAGGCGGCGCCGGCCAACTTCTACACCGGCAACGTGGTGCCCGGCGGGTCGCCCGGCGAGGCCCCGCCCTGGTCGCCCCCCGTCCCCGAAGAGGAGGAGGACGAGGGCGGCTACTTCGTGGGCGGGGGGATGGACTTCCCCGGCTACTACATCCCCAAGCGCCAGCGTCAAGGCCAGCAGGGGGGCATCCAGAGCACGCCCAACATCGCCACCGGCGGCGGGGGCGGTGGCGGGGGCGCGCAAGGCCAGAGCCAGAGCGCCGCCGCCAAGAAGCGCCGGCGCCTGCCCGTCCAGGGCAAGCACATCATGCCCCTGGACGGCGACTGGTTCCAGACCCACTACGACGACGGGGCGGTGGAGACCTGGCACCGGGCGGACGGCTCGGCCTTCGAGGGCCTGGGCGGGGGCGGGGCCGGCTACCACGGCGAGGACCCGCCGACGATGGGCACCTACGGCTGGGAGCACGGCACCGGCGGGGGCGGGGGCTCCATCTGGACCATCCCCCCGCCGGCGTCGGTCAACGTGGGCTACGGGGCCCAGATGGCCCTGGAGCAGCCCGACCCCGCCCGCGACCGGAACGGGGGCGGGATGTCCGGGGGCTTCGCCGGGCCCTCGCCGGCGACGGGGGGCGCCGGGGGCGGGGCCTACGGCGCCCAGCAGAGCCAGAACGGCCAGGCCCAGGCGCCCATGTGGGACGCCGCCACCCCGGCCCCCTTCTCCACCTCGGGCGTCTCCGGGACCTCCGGCGTCGCCGGGCAGTCCACCCTCTACCAGCCCGGGGCCAGCGCCGGGACGGGCGCCCCCCGCTTCGGGGCGAGCAACGTGCCGGCCACGACCGGCGGGGGCAGCCGGGTGGCCAGCCCGACCACCGGCTACTACGGGGGGCCGGCGATGCCCCAGGCGATGAGCCCGCTGCAGCGGTTGCTCCAACAGACGGGCGTGGTGCCCACCAGCGCGGGGCGGGCTGCGGGCTCGCCGGGGACGGTGTGACGTGGGGATCAGGGAAGACTTCGCCGCCCAGCCCCAGGAGGTGCGGGCCAACTTCGAGGGGATGTACGGGGCCAGCGCCCCCTACTTCTGGGCGGCGCAGAGCAACCGCATCCAGGTCCCCCCCGAGGCCCAGGGCTTCTACAACCTGCCCCCCGCCGACCAGGCCACCTGGTACGGGGTGCACGGCGAGAACGCCGCCACCGTCTGGGCCCAGGCCAACGGGCAGCCCGGCGCCAAACCCCCCGGGCAGGGGGGCTACGGGGCCAAGGGGCAGAGCAGCAACCCCGCCGCCGGGACGCCCTACGGAGACCAGAAGCCGGCGTACCCCGGCTCCAACGTGGTCCCCGGGAGCGGGAAGGACGCCTCGGGCAACCCCAGCTTCGGCACCACCCGCACGCCCTATATGGGCGCCACCCAGCCGGGGGGCTACACCAACCGCCTGGGGGAGATGAACCCCTTCTCCGAGCGCCAGGGCAGCTTCAACGGGGCGGGCTGGTTCGACCCGGAGGGCAACCGCCACTTCATCGGCCGGGACGACGAGGGCGGGCCCCTGGGCTGGGGCAAGCAGGAGATGGCCACCCAGCGCAACGCCGCCACCGGGAAGATGGAGGAGGCCGGCATCCGCCTGGGGCGCCAGGACAGCGGGTGGGACCCGGCAGCCAACGGGGGCAAGGGCGGGCCCCGCAACACCACCGGGGCCTACTACGGCGCCCAGCCCTTCTCCTTCATCTCCGGCAGGGGCGGGCTCAACGGGCTGCCGGCGGCGGGCGAGGGCTCCTGGGTGGGCCTGAACAAGTCCTACGGCTCGGGCGGGCAGGGCGACCCCACCGACGACGCCGGCGCCTACGACGAGAGCAAGGGCTACGCCGGCGCCGGGGGCCAGCAGAACTGGAACAAGTGGGTCCACAGCGGGCGCGGGGGCGGGGTCAACCCGATGGCCGGCCTGCTCGCCCGGGGCGCCATGGGTGGGGGCGGGGGCGCCTCCACCATGCAGCAGCCGATGACGGGCGCGTCCGCCCCGCCGGCGATGGGGATGGGGATGGGCGCCGCCGCCCCGGCGGCGCAGCCCGTCGACCCGGCCATGGCCCAGCAGCAGATGGCCCCGGCCCCGCAGCCGATGCAGGACCCCCAGCCCATGGCCCTGCCCTACTACCAGACCGGCTACGCCACCGGGGGAGGCGGGGGTGGGAGTGGGGGCAGCAACACGCCCGGCGCGCCCGCCGGCGTGGGGGGCGGGCCCACCCCCACCGCCCAGTTGTTCGTCGGCCCGGGGGTCAACCTGGAGGGCGACTGGGCCGTCCTGGGCAACCTGCTGCTGCGCTCGGACACCGAGAGCAGCCTGAACACCTCGGGCATCCCCCAGGAGTACGCGCCCCTGATCGCGCGGGCCATCCAGTTGGGCGTGGTGCGGGTCACCAACCGGGGCTGGGACTTCCTGAAGAAGGTCTTCAACATGACCCCGGCCAGCATCGGCGGGGTGGCCCCCAACTTGGCCGCCCTGGTGGGCGTGCAGCCGGACGGCTCCGGGGCGGGCACCGCCGACTACGGCGGGCAGGTCGACGCCAACACCATCGGCTACGGCACCCAGATCAACGGCGGGGGCGTGACCAACGGCAACGTGACCGCCCCGCCGGCGGCGGGCGCCGGGGCCAACCCGAACGGCGTCTCGGGCACCTACGCCGAGGGGGAGATGACCCCTTTCGGGCCGATCAAGGGCGGGCTGCCCAACGGGTTCGACCTGGAGTGGAACAAGCTGCTGGACAAGATCAAAAGCGACGCCGTCAACCAGGCCATCGAGCAGGCCAAGCTGACCGGCAAGTTCAACGGCCTGGACACCCTGGAGGCCCAGAAGCTGGCGGCCGAGATTAAGGACGCGGCCGAGAAGAACGCCATCAACAAGATCAACGCCGACGCCAACATGAAGCAGGCCATCGCGGACGAGGCGTACAAGAAGGCCGTGGCCGAGTACAACCTGCTCAAGCTGAAGCAGGACGCGGAGGTCGCCACCGGGTACGTGGGGGACAAGGCCACCGTCGAGATGCAGCGCCTGCTGGCCGAGCAGCAGCAGGCGGCCTACGCCCGCGCCGCCAACCCGGCGATGGCCTTCGAGAACGAGTACGCCCGGGGCGCCACCGGGTGGAACACCGGCAACACCGCCGGGATGGAGGGCGTGCCGGGGATGACCGCCCCCGGCCAGAGCGTGGCCCAGTTCGGGGCGTCCGGGGCCTGGCAGGCCCAGCCCGGCATCCCCCAGCCCGGGGCCCAGACGCCCCCGGTGCAGCCCTACCCGGCGACGCCTGCCCCCACGGTGGCGCAGCAGTACGCCCAGTCGGCGTCCTCGCAGGGGGTGCAGACCGGGCCCACGGCCCAGGCCGCGCCGGCGCCCAGCGCCCAGACGCAGACCGGCGCCTCGAACAACATCTTCGCCCAGCAGAGCGAGGCGCAGCCCAGCGTGCAGCCCACCGCGGCGGCGACGCAGACCGCCCAGACGGCGGACACGAGCACCGGCACCGCCACCGGGTCGGCCTCGACCCCGCCGTCCTCGGGCGTCTCCATCCGCACCCCCGCCGCCGTCGAGGCGTTCAAGGCCGGGACGGGGGTGAGCAGCAGCGGGAACTACGGCGCCACCACCGGCTCCGTCCAGGACGCCAACGTGGCCCCCATCTCCAGCAGCCAGGTGCGCCTGCAGAACCTCAAGCAGACCCGCAAGCTGAGCCCGGTGGCCCGGGCCGTGGTCGGGTCCTTCGCCGGCGCCGGGGGCGTGGACAAGGACACCTTCAAGATGTACTCGGAGCGCGCAGCGCCGGGGGCCAAGGTGACCACCGGCGGGTACTCCCTGAAGTAAGACGTGTAAGGAAGAGCATATGCCAGAAACCGCTACCGACGCCGCCCCGGCCTCCCCCCAGGAGGCTCCTGCGGCGCCCCCGGCGGTCGAGCAGGCGCCACCGACCCAGCGCTCGACCGGGGGCAACGGCACCGCCCCGCCCCGGGGGATCAACCTGGAGGACGCCCAGTCCATGCTCCGGCAGGCCTACGGCCGGCAGAAGGAGATGGCGGACGGCACGGCCCAGGGCGAGCCCCCGCCGGTCGAGGCGGGCACCAACGGCACCGCCCCCATGGGCCCCGAGGGCCCGGTGGTGCAACTCCGCGAGCGCGACCCGGCGACCGGGCGCTTCCTGCCCCGCGAGCAGGCCCAGGCCGCCAATACCGCCACCGCGGTTGACACACCCGACCGCCCCGCGGTACAAGAGACCCCGACACCGGCTCCTCCCCGGCCCGCTTCCCCTCGGCCCCCGGCGCCTTCCAAGGAAGCGCCACCGACCGAGCCCGGCGCGCCCCCTGAGGCGTCCCCGTCGCCGGCGACCCCTGATGAATCCCCCACGCCCCCGGCTCCCCAGGCCACGGCGCAGGAGTTCGCCTCGGAGCGCTGGCAGCGCGCGTTCCGGGCCCAGCCGGGCCTCAAGCGCGTCGTGGCGCGCCTCCGCTCCGACCCCCAACTGAGCCCCGTCCAGCTTGCCGAGCAACTCTCGGAGAAGCTGCAGGAGGGACTGCAGGCGGCCGACCAGGACGACTGGCGGGTCGAGCAGTTGCGCCAGCTACGCCGCGACGACCCCCCGGCCTACGCCCGCCAGATGGAACTGGAAGAACAGGAGGCGGGCGCCACTCGGGACCTCTCGGTGCGCATCAGCAGCATGATCGCGGAGGCGTTCGAGGTGGACGCCGACGACCCGGACTACCTCAAGGCGGGGCCCGACGAGGGCGACGACGAGGCGACCGGGCTGGCCAAGTTCGTGGACTACATGGCCACCAAGAGCCCCAAGCTGACGGGCAAGGTGAGCCAGGCGCTCCAGGAGCAGGCCGCGAAGCACGCGCAGGCCGTCGCCGCCCTCAAGGAGCAGCACAAGAAGGACCTTGAGGCGGCGGAAGAGCGCGGGCGGGCGTCGGGGCGGTCGCCGTGGGGCCGGAACGGGAACGGGGCCCCCGCGCCCAGGTCGAATGGCACCGGGGTGGTCCCCATCGGGGAGCAGACCGGCACCACCGTCCCGACCCGGGCGCCGGACGTGTCGACGGTGCGCGGGCTGATCCAGCGCGGCTACGAGCAACGAGAGCGAGCGACGTAGGCGACCGCCTCCCCAACTGAGGGGAGCGGACGGCCGTGTGGACAATCGCGCAAGCAGCGCTCAACGAGAAGGACCCCCTGCGGATGGGGGTGCTCATGATGTTCTGGCTGGAGAGCAACATCATGGCCAGCATCCCCTTCTTCACCGTCAACCGGCTGGGCATCTCCATGACCCGCCAGGTGCGCACGTCCCTGACCAAACCCGGCTGGGTGGCCATCGGGGAAGCCTACGGGAAGTCGACCGCCCAGCTTGAGCAGGTCGAGGAGACCGTGTTCAAGTTGGGCAGGGACATCGACATCCCCAAAGGACTGGAAAATCTCGACGGCCAGTTCGAGGACCCTCGTGTCCTGATGACCGAGACCGAGTTGAAGACGCTCACGTATGAGTTCAACGAGGCGGCCATCAACGGGCCCTGGATCGGGGCGGGCGGGACGGCCCTGGCCAACGCGCCGGCGGGCATCCGCACCCGGATCAACGACGTGGCCGATCCGCTCACCGGGCTGGGCGACGCCATCCTGGCCCCCGGCGGGGTGGCCACCCCCTTCGGGCCCACCGCCACCTCGCTCAACCGCCACGCCGTGCTGGACAGCTTCAACCGCTCCATGTACTTCCTGGACGGCAAGCGCCCCGACGCCGGCTACTGCAACAAGACCACCCTGCTGGCCCTGGAGAGCGCCTTCCGCCGGGAGCAGTTGTTCTCCATCACCCGCGACCAGTACGAGCGGATCGTCTATACGTTCCGCGACTGCCCCATCTACGACGTGGGCGTGAAGGCCGACCAGGTGACGCCGATCATCACCGACGCCGAGGCCTTCGGCGGGCAGACCGACTGCACCTCCATGTACTGGGCCAAGACGGGCGTGCGGACACACTTCCACGGCTGGGAGAAGGAAGCCCTCGATGTTAGAGACCTCGGGGAACTCCAGACCGAGCCGGTGATGCGCACCCGCGTCGACTGGTCTCCCGGCCTGGCCTCGTGGCACGTCCGCTCCCTGGCCCGCGTCCAGGGTGTCGAGGCCGTCAAGTAGGCCCGACCTCCAGAGTATACCAGGCTCGAGGGTAGAACCGCAAATCCCTTCGCTCTGACAGGCGAACCACCGGAAGGAATACGTCATGCCTGCCGACAAGAACCTGATCCTGTTCACCCTGACCCCCTCCGTCCCGGCCACGTCGTTCACCTCCTCGGTGGTCGACCTCGGGATGGGGGGCACGCCCATCACCCACCCCCTGGTGGCCCGGGTCTTCTGGGGCGCCGCCGCGGCGACGGGCACCGTCACCATCAACGTCGAGGCGGCCTTCACCTCGGCCGGCACCTACCGGGTGATCGCTGCCGGCGACTTCGTCTCCGGGCCCAACGCGGAGATGGCCGGGGACGTGGGGGTGCGCTTCGTCACCCGCCGGCGCTACGTGCGCGCCGTCCTGGTGGGCAACGCCCTGACCAACGCCACCGGGGCGATCATGGTGGCCAACAAGTCGGCCCCCAAGACCAACTCGGACCTCTAGGGGCCAGGGGTGCCCCGCTCCCGCGCCCTCCACACGGCGCCCGACGCCTGGCACTACCCCCGGGTGCTCCTCGGCGTGCCCTACGCCGGGGACATCCCGGGGCCCTTCTTCCAGTGCGTCACGGCCCTGCTCCAGCAGCACCAGCGCGCCTCCCTCACCATCGAGGTGGCGACGGTGCCGGGCGCCGCCGTGCACCTGGCCCGCAACGCCCTGCTCAAGTTCTTCCTGCAGGGCACGGCCGAGTACCTGGTGATGGTCGACTGCGACCAGGTCTTCCACCCCGACACGGTGGGGCGCCTGGTGGGCTGGCAGCAGCCCTACGTCAGCGCCATGATCGTCTCCCGCCTGGGCCCGGCCATCCCCGTCGCCTACATCCACGAGCGCGAAATCGACACCGGGGGCGTGCGCGAGCACCGCTACTCGCCGGCGTCGGAGGAAATCTGGGCCTACCTGTCCCAGTTCCGGCGCGACCGCCTGCGCTCCCCCGCCGGCGCCACCCTGCTGCCCGCCGAGCCCGACCACCCCCCGGAGATGGGCACCATCCCGGGGCCGGTGGTGGAGGGCCTCGACCACCCCCTGCTGGCCGTCGACGCGGTGGGGACGGGGATGGTCTGCCTGTCCCGGGAGTGCGCCCGGAAGCTGGAGCCCAACGCCGAGGGCCACTGGTTCGACTGGCGCGGGGGCGGGGAGGACCTGGCCTTCTCCCGGCGCGTCCTGGCGGCGGGCTACGCCGGCTTCCACCCGGCCTGGCGCACCTCCGACGAGACCCACGGTGTGTTCGTTGACCGGGGCTGCCTGGTGGGGCACCTCTCCTACTACTCAAGGGGCGCGGTCGACCTGCACAACTACCTGAGCAAGGGGCGCTTCGAGGCCGTCCCGGGGGAGACGGACAACCGGGTGGCCGACCTGGCCGCCGAGATTGAGGAGGAGGAGCGCGCCGCCGTGGCCCAGGAAGAGGCCCAGGCCAATGGGGTGCCGGTGTGACGCCGATCATCCCCCCGGGGGCCCAGGCCCAGGACGCCCTGTCCCTGATCCTCCAGGCCGCCGGGAACCCCCTGCTGGGGGACATGGCCCTGCACCAGGGCCAGGTGGCCAACGGCGGGGGCACCCCCACCAGCCTGCAGGACCTGGCCCTGTTCACCGGCGCCGGCGACCAGTCCTGGCGCCGGTCGTGGCTGCTGTGGACGACCGGGGCGAACGCCGGGCAGGAGCGCTTCGTCCAGGCCGCGGACGGGGCCAACGGGACGCTGCGCTGGCAGCCCCCGATGGACTTCCCGGTCGTCGCCGGCGACCAGTACGCGCTCTTCCGGGACTACCGCTGGAGCCAGTGGCTGCGCTGGCTGAACGAGACGGCCCGCAACATCCACGTCCCCCTGGACGTGTACCTGGCCTCGGGCCCCGAGCACGACCGCCTGCGCTACACCATGCCCGAGGTCATCAAGCGGGCCGGCTGGCTGCAGGACGTGCTGATCGGGCCGGCGGACACGGCCTACACCAGCCCCGAGGCACGCACCATCCGCTGGTACCACGTCAACCCGGCCAGCATCGAGGGCGACCTGTACCTGGTGCTCAGCCGGCCCCTGTCCCAGAGCCAGCGCATCCTGTTCCGGGCCCGGCCCCCCTTCGCCTTCGAGACGGCGACGCCCTACACCGACCTGCACAGCGTGCTGTGGGGCCCCAACCAGGACCCCGCGCTCGACCCCGCCCTGGTGCCCCCGGTGCGCCTGTTCGTGCTCGGCACGACCTGGCGCTCCCTGCAGCAGAAGCTGGCCAACCTCACCGGCCAGCCCCGCAAGCTGTGGCTGGAGAACCTGGAGCGCTGCGCCCGCCAGTACGCCCAGGCCTGCTCGGAGTGGGGCGTGCGCGAGGTGGGCCGGGAGATGGGCTACACCGACGACTGGTACCCGTTCGGGACGGTGGACTGGGGTACCCCGTGAGGCGGACGCCGGTAACGCCATGACCACCCGAGGCGCCGTCGACGCCCCCCGCCAGGGGACGCGGGCCCTGCGCTGGACGGTGCTCACCGCCACCGGCGGGGTGGTCGACCGCCCCTGCCGGCTGTACTACGTCCGCCTGGCGGTGACCACCGCCGGCTCCTGCCTGCTGCGCGACTCCTTCGACGCCACCGGCGCGGTCGTGCTCGGCCTGGCCACCGCCGCCGCCGGCGCCGACGACTGGCCCCGCATCCCCGTCTCCCTGGGTCTGACCAAGGGCCTGCACGCCACCCTCACCGGGACGGGCACCCTCACCGTGGGCTGGGAGCCCGACTGACGTGGCCAGCACGGCAAATGGTGTGGCCGGCGGGGGGATGCTCGTCCAGCCCGGGCACGTCGTGCTCAACGGGCTGGTCTACCGGCTGGCGATTGACGCCAAGGGGGCCTACCTCTACCGGCAGCGCCCGGCGCCGTTCTACCCGGCCCAGGTCAGTCAGGGCGATATGGGCGAGGCCCAGGTGAGCCCGGACGGCCGGCTGCCCTTCTCCCTGCGCGACCTGCACGGCGGGGGCGGGCTGGCCCAGCAGCCCCTGGACGGCGACCTGATCCGCTACGACCGGGCGGGGGACGTGGAGGGGGAGGGGGTCGACCCCAGCCTGACCCCCACCGGGCCGACCATCCTGGCCGGCCGGCTGCGCCCCCTGCCCTACTCCGGGGCGGCGCCCAACGCCCCCCTGGCGGGGGTGCACGGCGACGCCACCGACCTGGCCTACCTGTCCCACGGCCGGGCCCTGTACGTCTTCGACGGGGCCACCGGGGGGAGCGAGGCCCTGCGGGGCGACTTCGGGGTGGGCACCCGGGCCAGCAACCACGTCCTGCCCTTCACCGGGTCGCAGACCAGTCAGCACCTCTACCAGCCCCTGGGCTACACGATGCCGGCGGTCTACTCGGTCAACGACGGGCTCAACTGGCTCCTGGTGGGGGCGACCAACGGGCTGGGCAACTGCCAGTCCATGATCGAGGTGGACGGCGAGGCGGTGGTGGCCATGCGCTCGCCCCGGCGGGGCGACGCCATGGTGGCGGTCTTTGACGACGGGGGCCCGGCTCCCACCATCTTCGGGGTCATCGACCCCATCGGGGACGTGGCCGTGCCCATCTCCCGGCTCATCAGCTTCGCCGGGCGGGTGCTGGTGCTCAAGGACGGCGAGGGCCTCTACCTGCTGAACAGCGACCGCCGCAGCCTGGAGGAGATGCTCTTCCCCGAGTTGGCCGGGGCCCGGCTGTACTACCAGGGCGCCTCGATCTGGCGGGGCCTGCTGTGGTTGCCCACCTCGGACGGGCTGTACGCCATCGGGCCCGGGTTCGGGCTGCAGAAGGTGGGCCCGTCCGCGAGCGAGGCCAGCAGCCTGGCCCCCCGGGCCCCCAACGGGCCGATGACGGCCGTCGCCGGCGACGCCCACAACCTGTACGCCTTCCGAGAGAGCCCGGACGGGCCCTCCTGGGTCTACAAGGCCAACGCCGAGGTCTCCGGGGGCGCGGTGGGGGACATCGCCTGGTTCCCCTGGTCGCAGCAGGCCGACCGGGCCCGCTGCCGGTGCATGGCCGCGGTGCGGACGTGCCCGCCCGGGTCGCCCGACGAGGAGGCCCCGGACAGCCACTTCCCCACCCTGCTCTTCGACCGCCAGGTGCAGCCCAACACGACCGAGCCCCCGGTGGGCACGGCGCAGTACACCACCGGCAGCTACCGGCTGCCCGGGCAGGGGCGCGACCCCCGCACCGACCCCGCCTACCCCTACGCCCCGGCGGGCACCCTCTACTACTCCCGCCTGCTGGCCCGCTTCCCCCACATCAACAAGGCCTGGTACTCGCTCACCCCCCTGACGGCGCCCCTGGAGCGCAAGCTGGACGGCTACACCCACACCGACCAGCAGGCCCTCTCCCTGCGCTGGAAGCTGGACACCGACCTGCCCGCCCCGGCGGGGCCCCTGTACGGCTACGCCGAGGGGGCCGTGCAGCGCACCGGGGTGGGTCAGCGGGTGCGCTTCGACCCGCCCCGCTACGGGCGGGGCTTCGACGTGGCCCTGCGCCTGACCACCACCGACCCCACGACCACGCCCCAGGTCTACGCCGTGACCGTGGAGTACGACCTGCGCCCCACCCCCATCTGGCGCCACGAGATGACCCTCGACCTCTCCAGCGGGGCCTACAGCGCGAGCGGGGCCTCCGGCTACGGCGACCCCCTGACCCCCGCCTCGGCGCTGCGCACCCTGCGCGCCCTGGCCGGGGCCTCCGGGGGGATGGGCCTGCTCGACCCCTGGGGCCTCTTGTACGACGTGAGCCTGCCCGTCGACGGGGTGGCCCTGCGCGCCGCCGGCGGGGGCGAGGCCGGCTACGCCGGCGAGGTGCCCCTGCTGGTCGACGTGGTGGCCATGGAGCAACTGGTGCGCAACGCGGGCACCTGGCGCACCGTCTCGCTCTACCTGTGGCGCGACATCGCCAACATGACCTGGGGCGCGCTCCCCAACCTCGGGTAGGAGAAGACCATGGCCGAAGAAGACAGCGGGTCCCAACTCTCCCCGGCCATGCTGGCCGCCATCCAGTCGGCCATCCAGGCGGGCTTCGCCGGCCTGCAGCCCCTGGAGGCGCCCCCGCCCCAGCCCGCCCTGCTGCTGACCACCACGCCCAAGCTGGGCCTCAAGATGCCCGCCCTGGACGACCCCGCCCTGATCCAGGACATCAACGACAACATGGTCGTCCTGGACAACTCCATCACCGCGACCCAGGCGGTCACCCTGACCAACAAGACCCTCGACGCGCCGGTCATCAACAACCCCACCATCACCGGGTGGACGAACGCCCAGCACACGCACCTGAACGCCGCCGGCGCGGGCCCCCTGGACGGGGCGGCGATTGCCACCGGCACCAAGGGCACCGGGCTGCTGCTGCGGGAGAGCGGGGCGTCGGGGGTGGGGCTGCTCGACCCGGTGGTGCGGGACACCCTCTTCTTCGGGGCCGAGCCCGATGGGACGCCGGACACCAGCCTGACCCGGACCGCCGCGGGCACCCTCAACCTGGACGGGACGACGCCCGGGCTGGGCTTCAGGGGGGACACCGGGCTCATCCGCCTCGCCCCCTACTCCCTGCGGGTGCCCACCGGGCTGGCCCTCGGGGACAGCGCCGTCCTCCCGGCCGGGATCACCGCCACCAACTCCTTCATCTCCCTGGCGGGCGTCGCGCCCGATGGCGCGGGCGTGATCGAGTTCTCCAACCGGGGCGGGGGCTACGGGGCCAACACCCTGGCCGGGCGCATCTCCTTCGTGGACGACCAGTTGACGGTGGGCGAGAAGATGCTGGCCGTGATGCAGGTCCAGCGGGTGGGGACGGGGACGGCTACCGGAGCGGACATCAACATCTTCACCCGGGCCAACGCCGCAGCGGCGGACATCGCCATGCGGCTCCAGATCATGCGGAACGGCCAGGTCAACCTCGCCCAGGACGCGGGCGCGACCGCCGCGCTCAACCTCAACAACCCGACCGGCGTCGCCGCCCTGGTCTGCCAGATGGCCGGACAGGCGCAGCGGTTCTGGATCACGGAGGGCACGTCCACCGCGTCCAACGCCCGCCTCTACGCCTCCGGGTCGCTGGAGTTGGACAGCGGGGGCAACTACGTCACCCCCGCCCGCGACGGCGTCACCAACCTCGGGGCGACCACCCTCAAGTGGGCCGCCGTCCACGCCAACAACTTCCGGGCGGCCGCGGCGGTCAACCTCCAGTTGCTGAACCTCAACGACGTGTTCGACGTGCTGATGGACGGGAGCGGGCACCTGCGCTGGCGTCGGCTGCCCTCGGGCACCACCGTCTGGCGCACCATCTACTCCCTGTCGGGCCTGTTCATGGACGAGGAGATTAAGCCCGCCGCGCAGTTGACGATTAGCTGCGGCACGCCGTCGAACGCCTGGCTCAACGTCTACACCAACAACGTCACCGGGGCCTCCACGCTGAACCTGGCCGCCCCCGGCGGGGCCTTCAGCGCCGGGTCGATGAACACCAGCACGATCATCACCTGTGTGGGCTACACCCACCCCGGGGCGGACGCCACCATGTACTTCGGGCACCCCAGCTACCGCTGGGCCGGGATGTACAGCAGCACGGCCGTCGTCGTCGGCTCCTCGGCCGACCTGAAGGAGGACTTCGCCCCGCTCGACCAGGCGGCCTGCGTCGAGGCGGTCCTGGGCACCGACTGGCTCTCGTACACCTACAAGGCCCCGGTGTACACGCAGGAGCGGGGGGTGCCCGAGCCGCCCGAGCCGAAGGCCCTGAGCGACAAGGACGCCAAGGCCGCGGGCGAGGCAGGAGTGTCTTCGGACACGGTGAAGGAGCGGGCCGCCCTGAAGGCGCAGCGGGAGGTCGAGGCCCGGGCCAACCACGCCAAGGCCGTCGAGGAGACGGCGGTCCACCGCAAGCAGAAGGGCTACGCCCTGGGGCACGAGACGTACAAGGTCCACGACCTGTTCGGCCTGGAGGATCGCAAGAACCGCAGCGACGGGGCCGACCTGGCCGTGGTCGCCTGCGCCCTCCAGTCGGCCCTCCAGCGGATCGAGGCCCTGGAAGCGGCCCAGGCCCCAGCCTCGGCTTCGACCACCACCCGCACCCGGAGGAAGGCGTCCTGATGGCCGCCCTACGTCCGACTGAAGCGCCCGGTCACCGGGTCACGCCGCTGGCTGGGGTTGCTGGGCGGGTAATCGCCTCGGGGGTGGAGAACCCACAGGTGGTACACCCGGTCCTTGGCCCTGGCATTCGCCATGTTGTGGGCCTGGGTGCCCAGCCACAGGTGGTCGGGGCGCACGCAGCCGGGGTTGTCGCACTGGTGGTTGACTTGCCAGCCCTCCCAGAAGGGGCCAGGGAAGTGCAGCAGCCAGGACAGGTGGTGGGCGTACATCTGCCCCCACCCTCGACGCCCCAGCGTGAGCCAGCCGTAGCCAGCGGGAGTGTGGGGGCCTGTCCACGGCCAGCAACCGTCCGTCTTCTCGACGTAGGCCCAGAACCGCTCCCGCAGGGGACGCGGGGTAACATTGCGCTGCATCCCGTCCTCCAACGACGTGGTGCCTGGCCCCCGGCAGTTGACGCTGCGCGGGGGCCGACTTATGGGAGCGTAGCATGAGCGGCGAACCGCTGCCCCCGGCTCCTGATGTCCCGGTCATGTGGCTGCCGGGAGCGGCGAGTATCCGCTCGGCGGCGCTCTACGACGCCATCCTCCAGTTGGTCAAGCGGGTCAAGTGGATCGAGTACGTCATGGCCGAGGGGACGGGTAGCCTGCCTCCCCCCGAGTACCTCACTGAGAGCGAGGCGGCGGCCCTCTTCGTCCCGCTCACCCACCTGGCCGACGCTAACCCCCACGCCCAGTACCTCCAGCAGCCCGCCGTGCAGGCCCTGGTGGACGCGGCGCTGGTCGCCCACGTCGCCCAGGCGGACCCCCACCCAACCTACTTGAATGTCGCCCGGGCGGACGCCAGGTACTTGCCCATCACCTACAGCCCACCCCCGACCGACCTGTCCAACTACTACACGAAGGCCCAAGCGGACGCGGCCTTCCTCACCCAGGCCGAGGGCGACGCCCTCTTCCTCACCCAGGCCGAGGGCGATCTTCGCTACGCCCTAATCGGCTCGCAGCCCGATCTCTCCAACTACTACACGAAGGTCCAGACGGACGCCCGGTACGAACCCATCGACACGATGTACACGAAGGTGGAGAGCGATGCTCGCTACCAGCCGGTCGGGGCCTACCTCACCCAAACGACTGGGGATGCCCGCTACTTGCAACTAACCGGTGGGGCGCTCTCAGGGGCCTTGACCGTCCAGGCCAAGGCCGTAGCCCTCGACCCCCTGGCCGGCAACACCCTGGCCTGGAACACGGCCGGCTTCTACTCCAACAGCCCGACCAAGGCCCAGTACGACGCCCTGGTGGTGCGCGTCGCCGCCCTGGAGGCGCAGATGGGCGCCGGCGCCAACGGCCACTACCACCTGATGGGCACCTGGCGGCAGACCGCCAAGGCGACCCTGCCTGCTACGGTGCTGGAGGAAACGCCCGAGGAGGCCGTGAGCGCATGACCGACACCGAGACGCCCGTCGCCCAGAACGGAGCGGTACCGCCCGCCCCCGCCGCCGAGCCGGAGTTGAACCTGCCCGAGGGGGCCATCCGGCTTCCCCCGGCGCTGGTGGCGGTGCTCACCCGGCTGATGCAGAGCGACCAGCGCGTGCAGGACGTGCTCTACGCCTACACCCAGGGCCTGGGCCGGAACGAGCCCCTGGCCCTGGTGCTGCCGGTCGTGCTGCTGCTGCGCCCCACCCAAGGAGCCTGAGATGCCTGAGCCCCGCGGGTCCAGCCCCAGCGCCTTGTGGGACGCCCTCAAGGCCGCCGGCACCATCCCCAGCAGCAAGCGCAAGGCGGCCCTCCTGGACGCCCTGCGGGTCGAGGCCAACCAGCCCAAGACGACGACGCCGGCGGGCCTGACCGAAGCGGTCAAGCCCACCAGCTAGGACCGAGGAGGGGACGATGGGAATCCGCGAGGCCGAGGTCGGGGCGGACGGGCTGGCCGTCTGGCACGCCCGGACGGTGCCGGAGTTGAGCGACGCCGTGCGCTACCTGGGCGGGCGGGTCAACACCTTGGAGGGTGCCGAGCCGGTGCCCCCCGACCTGTCCGGCTACGTGCCCCTGGCCGACTTCCAGGCCCTGCAGGCCGAGGTGGGGGTGCTCACCGGACGAGTGACCGCCGCCGAGACGGCGCTGGCCACCCTGGACACCGACTTCGACACGCTGGGCGCCGACCTCGACGCCCTGGAGGCCCGCGTTGCCGCCCTCGAAGCGCCGGCGCCGTGAGATGAGCCCCCAACCCGGGATGCCCGTCCGCCGGGGCCACCTCCCCCCGGGCCCGGAGGAGAGCCAGCCCCTGGCGCCCCGGGGCCACATCCCTCAGCGCCGGCAGGCCGGGGGCGGGTCCGACTTCATCACCGTGAACCACCGCCTCTGGGCCCCCCTGGGCGGGCTCGACCCGAACAATGTGAGGCAGGGTGGCTACGGGTTCTTGTCGTACACGGATAACGGTATGACGCGGCACCCCGGCGTGGACTTGAACTCCCAGGGCGGGTGCGATTCCGATCTGGGGGGCGCCGTGGTCGCGCCCCTGGCCGGGGTCACCCGCGAGGTGCTCTACGCCCCCTCGGGGGAGGGCAACCACGTCTGGATGGAGTTGACCGATCCGTGCACCCCGGGCGGGTCGGCCTGGCTGCACGTCGACCACCTCCAGGCGGTGCTGACCGCCCCGGGCCAGGCCCACGCCCCGGGCGAGCAGTTCGGAAAATGCGGGAAGTCTGGGGGCTGGGACTGCGCCCACCTCCACCTGGAGTTGCTCTTCAACGCCCCGCGCACCGGCTTCTGGCAGTGGCCCTATGGCTGGAGCGCGGCGCAGGTCGAGGCCGAATACTGGGACCCCGCCGCCTGGTGGCAGGCCGCCACGGCGCTGGTCTACGCCGAAGGGAACACGCCCCCACCCCCGGAGGTGGTCGAGACGATGAACGACTGGGAACTCACCAACTACGTCCTGGCCCAGCTTTACGAGTGGACGAACGCCGGACGGAAGCCCGAGGACGCCATCCCCTTTAACCCGGACGGCGGGCTGGCGAAGACCTGGGTGGCGGCGCTGCGGGCCAACGTCTACGCCGGTCGGCCCCGCACCGACGAGCGGAAGTGGGGCGACCCCAACCAGGGGGTCTGGGCCGAGTTTGACCACCGTATCCTGATCTACAAGAACGACGGGACGATGTCGTGGACAGGGTGATGGGGCGCTCCCTGCTGTACTTCCGCCAGTACAGGTTGCAGCGATTGCAGCGACCATGACGGAACGGCGGGCGCTCTACACCGCAGACGCGACAGGCGAAGACCCGGCGCGGGCGCTGACCGCCACGCTTCAGACCACGACCCTCCTCGCGGTGGACGTGGCACTGACGGCAAACGGGCTGCACGTCAACGTGGTGCGAGGCCCCGTAGCCGAGGTAGTGGTCGTACTCCCGGGCGGGCTGCCCGCAATCGGCACAGGGCAGACTGCTGGGGTGTGGCAGGCGCCCGGCGTTGACGAGGTTCCGCACCCGTCGTCGGGCCTGCACTTTGTCCCCGTCCCGGGGGGCGGCTGGTTTCGGACCGTACTTGATAGGCTGGGGCTGCATGGGAGCGTGACCTCCTGTGTCGTGCCCCCGGTCGTTCACAGCGACGCGGGGGCGTCATTCTAATGGACGGGCTAGCGTTCTGGATCATCGGCGCCGCCGGCACCTGCCTGGTGCTGATCGCGGTCGGCCTGATCGGCACCGTCATCTGGGTCGGGGCCGACGACGCCGAGTGGCAGCGCCGGCACGACGCCTGGGACCGGGGGGACGAGCCCTGAGCCCCAAGTGGCGCCGGCGGGCGGCGTTCGCGCTGATCGCCATCACCCTCGTCGGTTGGCCCGTCTCGGCGCTGACGTTCGCCAAGGGCGAGCCCCAGTTCATCCTCGGCCTGTCCTGGCTGGCCATCACCCTGACGGCGGTGGACGTGGCCGCGACGACCGACGTGCGCGTGGAGGAAGAGAAGGGCGCGGGGGGCAGAGAGTGAAGACGCACTGTGGACGTGGGCACGAGTTCACGCCCGAGAACACCAAGTGGCGGGCGGACGGGCGGGGCCGGTCCTGTCGGGCGTGCAGCCGGGAGAACAGCGCGTCCCGGTACGCCGCGTGGTATCGCTCCCCCCACGCGGACAGTGGCGCCGGACCACTTCTCGACCGGGGTGTGGGCTCGGGACGGGCCCCTGCGCCTGCGCAGCCTGACCTGCCTGGAGTGCGGGCACCGCAGCCCGACCTGGCCCCTGTTCCTGACCCACCGCGTCCTGTGCCGGGAGATGCAGCATGAACATCCTGGTGGTGATCTGCTTCGCCGTGTCGGCCATCCTGGCGACGCTGGCGGCCTTCTACAACCCGCCGGCGCCCCCGCCGGCGAACCTGCTCAGCCTGGCGGTGGCCTTTCTCGCCCTGGGCCTGCTCTTGCAGAACCTGGGGGGCGTGACGGGGTGAGCCGGTGACGCTCCGTCTTGAGGCCGCGCCGGGTGGGGCCGGGGGCCATTGGAAGGTGTACCGGGACGGGGCGTGGCTCGGCTGGGTCCACCGGGTGGACTACCGACACTGGCAGGCCAAGGGACCGACCGGGGCGGTGATGGGGGAGGCCTTCCCCAACCGGCGGGAGGCGCTTGAGGCCCTCGATGTGGAAGCGGGAGTTCTGGCCCACCGTCGTCCTGCTGCTGTGGCTGCTGCTGGCCATCCTCCTGGCGTGGGTCGTCCTGACGGTAGTGCCGGGGACGGCGATGGGTCAGGGGGCGCCGCCGGGGCAGTGCGACCGCACGCCCCCGCCGAACAGCCAGCGCCCGACGCTGGAGCCCGGGGCGTGCGCTACGCTGCCCCCCACATGGACAGCGACGCCCCCGATAACCCCCACCGTTTGGACAGCGACGCCCAGCCCGACCTCGACCCCGAGCCCATCCCCAACATCGTCCTCCACCCCGGCGACACCCTCGCCTTCAGCCAGCCCTACCCCGACAACCCCGCCGAGCACGTCGTCCGCCTCTCCGACCGCAACGGCGTCTGCTACGCCGTCCTCGACTGCGACCCCGTCGCCCACGGCGTCCGCATCGCCGCCATCCGCTACGTCGCAGACCAGCCCGGGGCAGCAGGGCGGGAATTGCTGCCCCTTCCAGCCGAGCCCCTCACCGTCGCCGGCGGGAACACCATCTCCGTCACCGGCCCCCTCTACGGGCCCTACGAGTACACCCTCATCCACCGGCACTCCCACACCCACCTCGGGGACGGCATCACCTACTCCCACGACGACTGGCCCATCCCCCACGCCCACGACCACCAGCACACCGGAGCCGACGCCGCCAGCGCCAACGCCTACGGACACGCCACCGCCCCACACACCCACCAGCACGACGCCCGCGCAGCCGATTGACCTGGAGGCGCCGCCGGGGGGCGGGGCGTCTTCATCGGAGGACCCCGATGGCGCGACGCCTGCAGCCCCCGTACCCGCCCCCGCTGCTGCCCCCGGCCCGGTACCAAGTGGAACCGCATCTCCGGTACGACTTCCCGACCCCGCGGCGGCCCCGACTGCAGACGTGGCGGACGCGGTGGCGCCTGTGGCGACGCCGGTTCCGCTGGTGGCAAGCCCGACAGGGGCAGCGCCTGCTGGACCGACTGCTGGGGGTGCCCCACCAGCAACCGCGCAACCCGGGCAGCCGGGAGACGGACGCCCTCCGAGCCCTACTGACGGGGCTGCTGCTGATCGTCCTGTTCCAGATGGGGCTGCTGCTGCTGGTCTCCCGGTAGAGGCGCTGCTGCTGATGGCCAGCGCCGCCGTGGGCTTCAGCCTGGGGATACTGCGGGTTGTCACCGAGCGATGAGCCCGCGCCGGCTGCAGTCAACCCGCCCCCGGAGCAGGCCGCCGTCGCGGCCTTCGTCTTCCGGGAGGTGGTGGCGGTGCTCTTCGTCGGGGTCTGGCTGCTCTTCTACGCCGGCGAGTTGGTCACCGGCAGCTACACGGTGCCCGTCTGGTTCCACTGCTGCGGCGTCGGGACCCTGGCCTACGCCCTTGGCCTGAACGTGGCCACCCTGGTCGTCCGGCCCCCCACCAAGCGGGCCGTCGCCAGGGCGGTGGTCAAGCAAGTCAAGGACTAGCGGGGGAAGACGGTCAGCGGCGCCTCGACGGGGACCGGCAGGCTGGGCAGGCCGAGCAGAAGCCAGAGGATCAGGGCCACCAGCACGACCCAGACGGCCACCAGCGCCCACTCGAACGCCCGGGCGCCCACTAGGCGCCCTCGGGCCGGACGGCGCGCCACACCGCCGCCTGGCGGTTGCTGCGCGTGCGCCGGGTGCGCACGGTGGTGATGACCAGGCCGGCCTCCTGCAACTCGACGCGCCGGGGGCGGTAGGTGTTGCCCTCCAGGCCCAGGGCGTCCTGGCCCTCCTCATCGGTGCCCCCGCGCTCGCCCTGCTCCAGGAGCCAGCGCCAGATGGTGGCCCGCAGGGTGCCGGCCCGGGTGCCGGACATGAGGTTCGCCGCCTCGACGGAGGTCCGGCTGTGCTTCTGGGCCAGGGGGGCCCGCTGCACGTCGTAGGCCTCGACGGTGGGTTGCGCCCGGGGCGCCGGCGTAGGGGGGCGAGGCTCCCACAGCGGGCGGTAGTCGGGCTGTTTGGGGTCCCACTCGGCGGCCTTCTGCGCCGGCGCGTCGACCGGGCCGAAGAGGGAGAGTTGCTCGGGCGGGGGCTTCTTCGGCTTACTCACGGCGCAGCCTCTCTCCGATGGCCTCCCACCAGACACTGAGCGCCCACCCGGCGGTGGCGCCCAGCAGCACCCACAGGGTCAGCCCGGTGGCGATCCAGAGGGGGCGCTCACTTCTGCTCATAGCGGGCCCCGATCCGCTCGGCGCGCAGGATGTCCTCCTGCACGGTCTCGGCCCACTTCTGCACCTCGGCCATCTCCGAGTCGCTGATGACCCAGCGCAGGCCCTCGGTCAGGGTGCGGAGGTGCTCCAGGTCGCGCCGGATGCCGGCCGTCAGGGCCAGGGCGATGCCCCGCTCGAACGTCACCTGGCGGGTGCGGTTCGACTGCAACTCGCGCTCGTCGGTGTGGGCGGGCGGAACCTCTTTGAACGTCGAGCGGGTGGGCGTGGTCACTCGGTCCTCCTCGGTTTCTTGGGGGGCAGCTTATCCATGGCCCGGCGCACCATCCACTGGGGGGCCGGCTCGGCCCCCGGGGTGGCCCGCCAGGGGGCGGCCTCGACGTACTTGGTCGGCACCTCGTGGCGCTCGCCGGTGAAGGGGTCGCGGATGGTCAGCCAGCCCCGCTCCCCGTACCCCGGCGTCCACCGGCAGTCGGCCTCGTCCGGGGTGCGGGGCCAGGGCACCTTGCGGGGGGCGTCCTCCCAGGCCCGCTGCTCGGCCGCCCCCGTCAGGTCGTCGTCGTCGTAGACATCGTCGGCGCGCCGGCGGGGTGGCACTAGCGCACCACCCCGGTGATGTCGATGCCCCCGGGCTTGAAGGGGCGGTTGGCCGGGCCCTTGACGTAGCCGTGCACGTAGATGCTCTTGTGGCGGTTCTCGCTGGGGTACCACTGCTTGCGCCAGTGGCCCTTGACCGTCCAGCGGTAGGCCCAGTCCACGCCCTCCCCGGGCTCCGACGCCTCCCCGGTGCGGATGTACTCGATCTGGCGCAGGAGCACCACCCGGGTCAGGGGCACGTCCGGGCGCTTGAGGATGGCCTGGGCCCGCCGGCGGGCGGGGCGGTCGGCCGGGGCCCCGGCGATGCGGGTGATCTTCTGGTTGATGAGCGCGGTGCAGGCCGCGAAGATGCGGGCGAACTCGGTCATCTGGGCGGCGTGCCGGAGCGGGGGCAGCCCGGCGACGACCTGGACCTGCCGGCGGAACTCGGGGTTCTCGTAGTGCTCCTTGATCCCCCCGATGAACTCCGAGAGGGTGGAGTTGACCGGCCAGAAGATGGGCGTCCGCGGGGAGCCGGTGGCCACGTTCATCGACGGCAGGCCCTGGTTCGTCCCCGCCGGGTAGCCGGTGAAGGCGGTCACCAGGTAGCCCTCCTCGGAGCCCACCAACTCGTTGTAGCGGTGGCCCAGGCCCAGCCCGGGCCCGCCGGCGAACAGGGGCGCCTGGCGCTTCCCGCCCCGCTCGATGGGCTCCCAGCAGAAGGCCCGTATCTCCTCCGGGTCGTCGCGGAAGATTTGCAGCGGGCGCTCGAACCAGATGTAGCCGAACGGGTGGTGCACGTCCGTCTTGTGCAGCGTCCACTCCTCCAGGGCGTTGACGTTGGCCTCCAGCAGGTCGACCATCTCCCGCCCCCAGAGGTAGGGCTGGGCCCGCTCCAGGGCCTCGGCCACGGCGATGTCCAGGCGGTAGTCGTTCTCGGCGGCGTTGCGCCGGCCCCGTTCCCGGGAGACCACCCGGGCCACGGTGTTGAACGGCTTCATGGTGCGCATGAAGTTGAGCGTCTCGATCTGGCGCTCCAGGGCGACGGTGTAGCGCGAGTGGGGCAGCAGGTCGGCCTCGGGCGGGTTCGGTTGGGCTACCATCAGGGCACATCCCTTCGTGGCTAGTGTAGCAAACGGCACGTCCGGCGCACCCCGCCGGCGGGCAGCGGACGGGGCGGGTCTAGCGCTCGCCCTCGTCCAGGGCGGTCTGCATCGAGGCCCAGTAGTCGTTGCTGTTCTCGATGGCCCGGGCGGTCAGGTCGTCCTCCCCGCAGTAGTCGTCGGAGCCGTCCTCGTAGACGCGGTACGCCGGCGCGGCGGGGGCCTTGCGCGCCGCCTCGTCGGCGGCGAAGCGCTCCAGCCGGGCCCGGACCTCGTCCACCTTGCCGGCCAGCAGGAGGGCGGACACCTCGTTGTTGACCGCGAGGCAGGCCGCCTCGTAGCGCAGGCGCTCGGCCTCGGCGGCCCGGTCGGCGTCGCGCGCCGCGACGGAGACAAGCTGCAGGGTGCCGGCGCGGTTGGCGTTGCCGGACTGGGTGGCCACCCACTCGCGCCCGTCCGCCAGGACACCCGAGGCGGTGCGCCCGCGGGGGATGCGGTTCTCGGCGGCGACGGTGCGCAGCAGCCACTCGATCTGCTTGGCGCTGATCCACCCGCCCGTCTCCGGGAGGCGCTGCGCGAAGAGGCCGGCGACCTGGTCAGCGGTGAGGTTGCTCATGGGCGGTGCCTCCAGTCGTCCCGCGGGGGGCACGTCCCCCCGACCTCTCTATTGTAACAGGTCGTGGAGCAAACCGCAAATCACCTGTCCGCCGGCGGGTTGGCCTCCAGCCAGGTCTCCAGGCGCTCGACGCAGCGCACGCCTCCGACGCCGAGGAAGGCGGGGCCCCGGTCGTCCAGGATGCGGGCGATGTCCTGGGCGTCGGATGGCCACCACAGGTACACCTCGTTGCCGGCGTCCTGCAGGTCGCGCAGCCAGTCGGTCTGGCCCTCGATCCAGCGCCCGGTCTCCTTGCGGACGCGCCCCACCGTGGGCCAGAGGCCCTCCTGCTTGAGTTCGGCGTAGACGGTGCGCCGGCGCCCGGCGCTGGTCAGCACCAGGTCGGGGAAGCCGGCCGCGCTCTTGATCGAGAAGGTGGTGTGGTACGCCCGGTAGCCCAGCAGCCGGGCGGTGCGCTCCACGTAGGTCAGCAGGTCGGCCTCGCGCCACGTCGACCAGACCAGTTGCTCGACCTCTGTGGCGCTCACAGAGGCGATTCCTGGGGCCTTCCGCCGGCGGCGCGGGGCAGCGCTCATTCCGCCATCTCGGTGGCGCCCTTGGGCACCTTGCGTTGCTTGCCCGCGGTGCGCCCGTTGTTGGGGTTCAGGGCCCGCTTCATGGCCTCGACCAGCGGGGCCGCCTGGGCGCTCAGCAGCTTGACGTAGGCCCGCTGGTGGGCGGTGTCCCCCAGCCCGGGGTGCAGGGGCTCGGCGGTGCCCATGATCGTGGCCCGCAGGCGCAGGGCCAGGGCGAAGGCCAGCCGGTTCTGGCTGGGGAAGATGGGGCTGAGCGCCCGGGGCCGGGCGGGCACCCAGCGCCACAGGGTGGGCTGGGAGCCGTTCTTCAGCCGGCCCTCGACGCCCCGCAGGGAGCAGTCGCAGGCGGCCAGGCCCTCCCCCTCGGAGAAGGGCTGCGCCGGGCCCAGGAGCCACACCAGGGCGTGGCCCCGGGCGCAGACCGCCGGGGGCACCACCGCGGGGGGCTTGCGGGTCAGGCGCACCTCCCGGGCCAGCAGCAGGCTGGCCGGGTCGCCCAGGTCGTCCAGCACCTCACTCATCGGGGCCCCCGGCGTGGCCGGCGCTTGAGCATCTTGGACGCCCGCCGGGCCACCGTCTCGTCCAGCAGGTTCTGCTCCCGCCGGCCGTAGTTGTACATATCCAGCCAGGAGAGCACGCCGTAGACGATGGCCACGCCCCCCTGGGGCCGGCTCTTCGAGGCGGTGCGGTGCCCGATCCAGCGCTCCTCGAAGCCGGAGAGCCCCTCGCGGGCCATGGCGTGGGCGAGCCAGTTCCGCTCGGCCTCGGGGTACAGGCGGAAGAAGGCCGGCAGGCTGGCGATCACCGCCTCGGAGTAGATGGTCTTCTTCGTCCGCCCGCCCAGCTTGATCTGCAGGTCGCCCCACAGGGTGCGGATCATGGCCAGGGCGTCGTACAGGTGCTGCTCGCCACAGGTGTCGTAGGCGCTGAGCAGGGCGCCCACGGCCCGGACCCGGTGGGGGGCCCAGCCGTCGCCGGAGTAGCGGGCCACGGTCAGGTCGAGCGAGCGCACCACCCGGTCGACGCCGGCGGCGGTCTCGTCGCCCCGCAGCAGCATGGCCGGGAAGTCGTCGGCCACGGTGTGGCGCAGGGTCTCCGAGTCCTGGGAGAGGTAGATGGCCGCCTCCTCGGCCAGGGTGAGCCCGGTGTAGACCAGGCAGTCGAAGGCGTATTCCGTCTCGCCGGTGGCCAGCTTGGCGGCCACCCGGTGGTTGCCGGTCAGGGTGTAGAAGCGGTCGTCGGCCCGCTGGCTCACCAGGAGCACGCCCTGCTTGCGCTTGTCCCACTCGCGCACCAGGCGGGTGACCCAATGGGGGCGGATGGGGCGGCCGTAGTCGGTCGGGCGCAGGCTGCGGGCGGGGAGCACCCGCTGCTTGGTGCGCACCCCGGGGCGTCGGGGCTCGGGCAGCGGGTCGACGGACACGCGGGCGGGCGGTTCCTGTACGGCCATGGGGCGTCCCTCCTGGGCGGTTCTGGGCTAGTCGGTGGGCGGGCTGCCTCCCCCGAGGCGGGGCTGGGCGGTGTCGCCCCAGGCGCGCTTCATCCAGTCGGCGGACTGCGAGCGCTGCGCCGGCGGGCGGGCGTCCCGGACGGGCACCTTGCCCACCCCGGGCATCTCCACCTCGGCCACGGTGGCCGCGCGGAGGTCCTCGGCCTGACGGGGGTGCAGGAAGACGAACAGGCGCCGGGCGGCGTCCTGCAGGTCCTCCGAGGCGAAGTAGCTGGCCCACTCCCGGTCGGGCGGGAGCAGGCCCACCAGGGCGGCCTCGTCCTCCCGGGTGGGGGGCACCAGGCCGGGCTCCCCCGGCTTGGCGATGAGGGGCGTCGCCGGCAGGCCCTCGGCCACCCGGAAGGCGGCGATGGGGTACCGCACGAGGTGCATATCCCCCTCCTTCATCCGGCAGTAGTACCAGCCCGGCGGGGCGGCGATGGTGTCGCTCATGGGGTCACGGCCTCCTTGTCGGCCACGGCGTCGGAGCGGATCATCGCCCGCTCCTCTGGAGTTTGACAACCGGGGCACACGTCGACGGTCCCGCTGGCCCGGTAGCCCCGCGTCCACCCCTTGTCCCGGGCGGCGCGGTGGACGGCGTTGGGGGCGATGTGGGGGCCCGACGCGCTCACCTCGATCAGGCCGTGGCACTTGCCGGAGTCCCGGCGGTCGCAGTGGATGACGGCCCGGTAGACGGTGGACATCTTCTCCTCCAGGATGATGCGGTCGACTTGGCTCACGCCGGCTTGGCCTTGGCGATGTCGGCGGCGATGGCCATCCGCATCTGCCGGGTCTGCTCCACGATCTGGGGCAGGGGGCTGGTGCGCTGCAAGGCCGGGCTGGGGAAGCTGAGGTTGCGCTCCCGCATCTGCGTCCGGCGCTGCTGGAAGAAGCCCCAGATTTGGTCGCGGGAATACCACTGGCCCTCGACGGTCAGGCCGTCCGTGTTGACGGGGGCGGGGGTGCTCTGCGTCGGGCGCGGAGCGGCGCGGTCGTAGTCGCCGGCGGGCGGGCCCATCCGGGGCTGGGCCGCCTCGTTCCCCCGGGGCCCCAACTCCTCGACGGTCACCAGGGGGATATTTAAGAGGTCCCGCAGGGCGCGCCCCTTGGCTCGAGTCTCGGCCATGCGAATCGTGTGGGGGGCCATGGCCCGGCTGACGTTGCCCGGGTTGGCGTCCCCAAGTCCGCTGGCGCAGCGGTCGTTGGTGCCGATGCAGGCGATGGCCGAGACGATGGCGGTCTCCCCGTTCTCCTTGGTCGGCGCCTGCTCCAGCTTCGTGGTGATGGTGAAGTCGCCCTGACTCACCTGGTGCAGGAGGTCGAGCAGCCCGGCGTACTGGATGAAGTCTTTGCCGGACTGCTGGATCACCCACTTCTTGATCCGCTCGTAGTCGACGGACGACTCGGCGGCGGGCGAGTCCTCCACCTCGTCGTGGAAGACCTCGCCGGTCTCGGCGTCGATGCGGGGGTCGGTCTCGGTCTCGGTCTCGGTGGTGGTCATTCGGTCACCTTCTTGCGGCGCGTCCGCTTGGGCTTCTCAGGGGCGGGCTCGGGCTCGATGTCCAGCACGAGGTTGGGCGGGATGCCTGCGGTCGGGGCGTCCGGGTCGACGTTGGCGTAGGCCAGGGCGTCGCGCCCCTCCACGTCCGCCAGCAGGTCGGCCATCAGGCTCGCCGCCTCCTGCATGATGGGCAGCTTCACGGCCCGGAGTTGCTCGATCATCAGGTGGGCCCGCTCGGCCAGGCCCCGGGCGTCGGGCGCCGGGCCGGGCGCCCCCCGGGGGTCCTGGGGCGCATCGGTCGCGTCGGGCAGGCCGTCGAAGAGCCCGACCTGCACCGCCCGCACCGCCTCCCGCTTGGCGTCCTTGACCAGGTCGAGGGTGGCCCGCTCGCCGGCGTCCAGCTTCCGGGCCAGCACGCCCTGCGACTCCGGGTCGAGCCGGCTGGCGTGCAGGGCGACGGTGTACCCCAGCCGGCCGGCCAGGAAGTCGTCCTGCAACTCCGGGGTCAGGTGCAGCAGCCGTAAACGTTGCTTGACCGTGCCCACCGCCAGCCCGGTCACCCGGGACGCCTCGGTCAGGCACGCCTTCTCGGAGAGGCCGTCCGCCGTCAGCCGGTCGAGCAGTCGGGCCAGGGCCTGGAAGTCGGCCTGCGGGTTGTCGGTGCGCACGGCGTTGGTGGCCACCAGCAGGGCCTCGGTGCGCCCGTCGTTCAGCACCCCCTCGGGGTCGGAGACCACCCGGACGGGCACCCGTTGGAAGTCCCGCAGGCGCTCGTAGGCGGCGCGGTAGCCGGGGATGCGCTCCTCGGTCAGCACCTCGCCCGGGTGGGCCTCGCTGAACTTGCGCACCTTCTCGCGGTACTCGTCCCGGAGCAGCCGGACGGCCTTGATCCGCCGGCGCCCGGAGATGAGCGTGGCCGGGTCGCCGTGGTTCAGCGACCCGCCCACGGCGCGCACCAGCACCGGCTCCAGCACGCCCCACCGGCGGATGCTCTCCACCAGTTGGGCGCTGGGGGGCGGGCCGTCCAGGTCCTGGTTGTGGGGGAGGTGGTCGAGTTGCACGTCCTGCAGCCCCCCCAGGGTGGGCAGGCGCTCCGGGATCAGGGGGAGTTGTTCGGCCGCCGGCGTCTCAGTCGTCATCGAGGTCCACCTCCAGTACCTGCAGGGCGCTCTTCCGGGCGCGCTTGACCACCAACTCGTGCGCCCCCTCCAGCGGGTCGCGCACCACCTCGATCCGGTGCACCGGCAGGGCCATGAAGGCTGCCGGGCGCCAGTCCGGCTTCCACACGTCCCGGTCGGGCAGGGCGTACCCGGCGTAGGTCAGCGCCGGCAGATTGCGGGGGGCGTAGTCGAGGCGGGTGCACTGGCGCTCCATCGCCTCCAGGTCGGAGGCGAAGACCACCGTCTTGGGCTGCAGCCACTCCCACCACCAGGCGGCGCAGGTCTGCATCGGCTCCCCCATCTCGTGCGCCGCCAGGAACGGGCAGTTCGCCCGCCCCTGGCGCGCCAGGGCCCGCTGCAGGGTGCTCGGCCGGGACACCGCCGGCACCTCGGGCAGGCCGGCGAAGACGATAGCGGACGCCGGCGTCACCGCCGCCCGGGCGTGCACCAGGACGTGCTTGGAGCGCAGCCCCAACTGGGAGAAGTCGAAGGTACTGGGGATGCGCCGGGAGGACCCGAAGTGGGCCACCTCTTCCACGAAGTCCGCCACGTTGGGGTAGTGCTTCTCCCCCACCCAGTCCACCAGGTGGGCGTCCCGGCCCTCGGGGGCCCCGGTGTAGAGGGTGATGCCCTGGGGGGCGATCCCCAGGGCCTCGGGGTCCACGATGCGGGGCGGGTCGATGATGAAGCGCTCGATGGGCTCGCCCTCGGGCCCCAGCCCGCACACCAGGTAGGCCCCGCCCGGCTCGCGCGATCCGCAGCCCCTAGCGACCAAAGGGACGCCTCCGCTGGCCACGGCCACCGCTGCTCTTGCGCCGGGCCGGCCGGCGCGCCGGCGTCGCCACGGCGACGGGCTTCGGGTCCTTCGGGCGCTCGGCCCGCTGCTGCACCACCAGCGCCGCCAGGGCGCGGTGCTGCTCCTGCTGCTCGGCGCGCCCCGCGGCGCGCTTGGCTCTGCTCATCACCATGGGCGGGTCCTCCATCTCGGCGCCGGCGGGCACATCCCGCCGGGACTCACAGTATAGCACACTCGTGGATTGAGCGTCATTCCTCGCGGGTGCTCAGCAGCCCGAAGCGGGTGGTGGGGGCGTCGAACTGCAGGGGCTCGGTGGTCAGCGGGCCCGAGCGGTTCTTGGCCAGGCGGACGAAGGCGACGCCGGCGTCGTTGGGGGAGCGGGTGAACAACTCCGGGCGCCAGAGCAGCCAGACAGAGTCGGCGGCCTGCTCCAGGCCCCCGCTCTCCCGGAGGTCCGAGAGCACCGGGGTGGGGTCGGGGCGGGCCTCGACGGCCCGGCTGAGTTGGGCCAGGGCGAAGATGTGGATTCGGTACTGCTGGGCCAGGTCGCGCAGGGCCTGGGCCACCGCCCCCACCTCGTAGGCGCGGTTGCCCACGGCGCGCCCCATCCCCACCAGTTGCAGGTAGTCCACGACCAGCAGGTTGCACAGCCCCATGTCCGCCCACCGGGCGACGGTGCGCTTCACCTCGGGCAGGGTGGTCGCCGGCGCGACGGAGAAGGTGATCGGCAGGCCGTGCAGGGCGCCGATGGCGTCGGTGATCCGGGCCACGCCGTCATCGGGCCCGCCCCCCTCCAGGATGTCCCGGATGGGCAGCCCGGCCTCGGTGCTCACCAGGCGCTCGGTAAGCGAGTCGGCGTCCATCTCCAGGCTGAGGTAGGCCACGCTCGTGTCCAGGCCGGCGATCTTCCGGGCGACCTGCAGGGCCAGGGCGGTCTTGCCGTGGGCGGTGCGGGCGGCCAGGATCGTCAACTCCCCGGGGCGCAGCCCGCTGGTGGCGGCGTCGAGGTGGGGCAGCCCGGTCATCAGCCCCTTCTCCGTCTCCCCGCCGGTGAGCCGGTCGAAGAGCGCGTCGGTGGTCTCGGCCAGGGTCACGTCCCCGGTGGGGCCCCGGCGTTCCGTGGCGTCCCCCAGGGCCTGGTAGGCCTTGCGCACCGCCTCGTCGGTGTCGGTCTCGTCGTAGCCGGCCTCGGCCATCCGGGCGGACACGCCGATCAGGCGCCGGCGCACGCCCAGGGCCTCGACGGTCCTGGCCCACTCGGTGATGGCCACGTAGTCGTAGGTCGAGCAGCCGATGCGCCAGTCGCCGGTGTCGCGCCAGAGGTGGTCGATCTGCTCCTGGTTGGTCACTCCCACGGCGCGCAAGGCCTCGGGCAGGGTGACCCAGTCCGGGTGCCCTCCGGTCTCCTGCTGGTGGACGAAGGCGTCCCAGACCTGGCGGTGCGCCTCCCGGGAGAAGTCGTGCCGGGCGCAGAAGCGCCCGATGGTCTCGAACACGGCGTGGTGCAGCAGGCAGGCCCCGAGCAGGTTGCGCTCGGCCTCCTCGTTCGTGGGGAGTACGTCAACGGTCGTCATCGGTGTGCTCCGGGAGCAGGGGTGGGGCGTCGCTCGGCGCCGGCGGCTTCAACTGCATGGCCTGCTTGAGCCGGCGCAGGCGCTCCCGAAGTTCCTCCGTCTTGGCCAGGTCGGGTGGGTTGGCCAGGCGCATCCGCTCCTGGCGCGCCGCCTCCTCCCGGTTGGCGACCATCGCCGGGATCAGGTCGAGCAGCAGGCCGTGCATCTCGGCCTGGGTGGGGAACTGCGTGTGCGAGCGCTTCCACACGTCGACGGCGTGGACCCACGCCTCGCCGTCGTACCGGGAGAAGCAGTCGTACCAGTCGTCGGTGAGCATCTCCCGGTCGCCCTCGGACAGGAAGGCGAAGCGGTTAAAGGCGAGGGCGAGGCGCTGGAAGGGCTGGGTGAACTCCTCCACGGTCATCGCCGGCGGTTTGGGCTCGGTCACGGGCGGCCTCCTCTCGGGCTTTTCTGCGCTGCATCCAACCGTGCAGCGACGCGGTGGTGTCGGGCTGGCCATTGGGTCCCTTGAAGCGGTCGGGGACGGTGCCCGGGGCGGGCGGGGCGGTGGGCGTCCCCCGGGTGATCCACTGGGGCCAGCGGTACTGGTGGACGTTGCGGATCGAGAACCGGCCCTTGATCCAGGCATCGCCCCAGGTGCCGTCTGCGATGGCGACCATGCAGGCGGCGAAGTCTTCTACGTCAAAAGTGGCGCCGGCGATGAAGGCCTTGTCCTGGCCACTGACCGAGGCGAGGTCCTCGTGGCCGTGGTTGGTCAGGTAGGCGATGTAGTCCCCGATGCGGGTGCCGTTCGGGACGATGGGGGCCTTCGGCTTCGGGGCGGGCCGGATCGGTGTGGGGGGTAGGGGGGCGGCCCCCCCAGGGTTCACCGTTACTGGTTCCACCGTTAGGGGTTCTGGTGCACTGGGCTGCACTAAGGTTTGTGCACTGGGCTGCACTAACTTAGTGCGCTCGGCTGCACTAAGTACCCCGTTTCTCTGGGAGGTTTGTGCAGCCGGCTGCACCATCTCGGGACTTAGTGCAGCGTACTGCACTAAGGGTGGGACGGTGTAGACGGGGTAGGGCCGGCCCTTGCCGTGGTCGCGCCGGGTGACCACGAGCAGGTCGTCCGAGACCAGGGCGGCGAGGTGGTTCTGGGTCTGGCGCCGGTTGAGCCCGCAGGCTCGGGCGAGGTAGTCAGCGCCGGGCCAGGCGGTGCCGTTGCCGTGGTTGATGCGCTCGCAGACGGCGAGGAGGACCAGCTTGCGCGCCGGCGGGGAGATGGGCTGCTGCCAGGCCCACTCCCGAGCGATTACGGCGAAGTTGGGTAGGCGGTCTGGGGTGGCGGTGTCTTGCACAATGGAAAACCCCTCATGTCGTCTAGGTGACCGTTGGCCGCTGGTCGGTGGTAGCCCCGCCAACAGGGACGACCAAACAACCAACGGGCACCTAGACCCCATGAGGGGTCAGCCCGAGGACGTTGGCGACGGCCTACCACAGCCGGACGGGGTGTCGTCCCGTCAACCTATTCAGCTATTGCAGATCGTACCACGCTCCCACAGCGCGGCATGGTCAGCCCGGGTGGGCGCCCCAGACGCCGGCGACGGGCGGTGGTCGACGGGCCCTCAGTCTAGCGGGCGGCCCGGCCTGGGGGGAAGGGTCTAGGAAGACCTTTTGTGCGCGGGCCCGAATTGATAGGATCGGAGCGACGCTCCCCCGGACGTGCCGGATGCGGGGCGTCCCTCCAGGCCGGCACCTCGGGCGGGGTGCCGGCCATTTTCATGGCCGGCTCTTTTAGCGGTAGAGGGGCGCCGGGTCGGGGTTGGGCTCGGGCCTCGCCCCCGGCTTGGTGGGCAGGTCGACGCCGTCCCACTTGGTGGTCACCTCCCCGAACGCCGCCGGGTAACCGTCTTTCCGCTTGGCCTGGGCGATGAGCACGTCCCGCACCAGGTCGGCGGCGCCGGCGTAGTGCATCGCCACCCGCCCCAACTCGTCGCCCGTCCAGGCCACGGTGCCGGCGCGCAGCTTGCGGGCCCGCTCTTCGGGGATGTGCAGCCGGCCGTAGAACACCGCCGGCGACTCCCGGTTGCCCCGCACGGTCTCCAGGTAGTCGACCAGCCCGTCCGCGTCCCGGACGGTGAGGTCGCTCACCTGGATCGGCCGGGCAAGCAGCCGGCTCAACGTCTTGGCCAGCAGGATGGCGTTCTTCGGGCGGGGGCTGTGCACCCCGTTCTCGAAGCGGTTGACGGTGTACGGGGTGAGCCCCTTGCCCAGGGGGTCGTCCTGGAGCGTGGCCAGGGCGAAATCCTTCTGATTGAGACCCGTCTCCATGCGGAGCAGGCGCAGGCGGTGCCCCACCGGGATGAAGTGGGCCTTGTCTTCGGCGGACCCGCTGTACTGCGGGCCCTGGGTGCGCTGGTTCGCCGGCAGGGGCAGCCCCACCTGGGGGCGCTCCTTCCGGGTGCGCGGCCGGCCGGGCTTTCCGGGCAGCCGCGTCGCGGTCGCGGTCGTCATGGCGTGTGTTACCTCCATGTCAAGATTATCACAACGTGGATAGTACGTCAATTATCGTGCCGCCGGCGCCGGTCGTGGAGGGCTTCGACGGCGCTCAGCACGGCGACGAGGGAGAGGAATGGGAGGAGCGCGGCGCCGCTGACGAAGACGCCGGCGAGGAAGTGGGTGGCGTTGGGGGCGAGGAGGACCCAGAAGAGGGCCCAGCCCCCGACCCAGGTGGCGCAGGCGGTGAGGAGACCTCGCATCCCCTTAGCCTGTCTGGGTGATGAGGCGCGACTTCACGTCGTACCAGCCATGGCGCCGGCCGATGCCCTCGGAGCCCAGGGTGGTGAAGTCGAAGTAGCGCGTCTTCGTGGGCGGGTCGAGGCGCTCGTACCAGCGGGGGCGCACGACGGCGTAGCTGGCGCCCAGGGTGAGCACGCCGTAGATGGCGTCGCAGCGGGGGCAGACGTAGAGGGGGGCGTAGCGGGCCTCCTCCAACTCGACGGGCTCGGGGAGCGGGGCGCTGCAGGCGGGGCACTCGGAGTAGTGAATGTTGGCCATGGGCGGTTCCTCCTAGCGGCTCTGGCGGGGGCGGCTCATCCACTCCCGGGTCTGGCGCCGGCGCTCGGCCTTGCCGGCGAGCCACTGGGCCTTGCGCTCGGCGCTCTCGGCCTGGGCCCGGGCCTTGGCCTCGGCCCGCGCCTGGCGGGCCTCCTCGGCCTCGGTGTGCTTGAGCCAGGCGGTGATGTCGGCGCCAATCTCGTCAGGGGTGGCGGTGCGGGCCCAGCGGGCCCACTCCTCCCCGGTGAGGAAGGCCGTCATCGGGAGCCCCAGGCGCGGTCGCGCCAGTAGGCGGCGATCTGCTGGTCGAGGGCCTCGATCTGCTCGTAGAGCCCGGTGAGCAGCAGCCCGTAGTCGGTGGCCTGGTCGTGGCGCCCGGCTCGGATGGCCTGCTCCTGGTCGGCCTCGACGCCCCGGGCCCGCTGCTGCAGCGCCGCCAGGCGGGACTGGGAGACGATCATGGGGTGAGCCATTAGCGCCCCTCCCCGTAGAGCACGCCGGCGATGGCCTTCAGCTTGGCAATCGCGTCGTCGCGCTGCTCGTTGCTCTTCGCCAGGGCGCCCTCGGCCTCGGCCAGGTCGGCCCCCATCTCCTTCAGGGAGCCCAGCAGGCCGGCGACCGTGCCCTCCTGGTCGCGCCGGTTGGCCTCGGAGACGGACAACTCGACCCGCAGGCGGTCGACCTCGGCCACCAGGGCCAGGATGCGGGTGGCGTGGTCCACGTCCTTCTGGGTCTCCCGGGCCAGGGGGCGGGTGCTGAGGCGCTCCAGCACCTGGGCGCGGTAGATGAAGGCCGCCTCGTGCTCCCACTGGGCCAGGCGCTCGGCGGTCGGGCGGGGGGCGTTGGGTCCGCGGTAGAGGTTGTTCATGGGCGGTGCCTCCGGGTCTCGCGCGAGGGGCACATCCCCTCGACTTCTAGAGTATACCATGTCGAGCATCGAACCGCAAATCACGCGGCGACGAGCACGGCCTCGGCCTCGACCTCATCCTCCTCAGCGGCGACGCCGGCGGTGAGGATGAGGTCGGCGGCCTTCTGGGCCTGGCTCGCGGCGCTGATGAGCGCCTTGGGGTCGGCCTTCAGGGCCTTGGCCCAGGACTGCAGGTAGCTGGCGCTGTTGTCGACGGTGCGCTCGATGCCGGCGACGGCGGCCAGGAAGCTGGCGGTGAACTCCGCGACCAACTCCTCGCGGGAGTAGGCGTGGTTGCCGAAGGTGGACCCGAAGCCCCGGTTGAGGCGCGACTTGTGGCCGGTGGAGTGCGCCGCCTCGTGGAACGCGGTGGTGTAGTAGTCGTCCAGGGTCTTGAAGGCCACGACCGGGGGCAGGGTGATGGCGTCGAAGTCCGGGGAGTAGAAGGCGCGGTCGCCGTGGTGGGCGATCCCGCCCGGCCCGCCGTTGGCCCCGTCCAGGTAGGCGACCAGGATGGCCTGGGCCTCCAGGTGGCGCTCCTCCTTCGTCGGGGGCGTGACCTCCTCCTCCTCGGTGGGGGTGAGGCTGGCCAGCTTCAGCCCGTCGCACTGCTCGACGTTGAACACGGTGAAGGTGGTGGCGAACAGGGAGCCCTTGCGCTGCTCGTCGCCGTTGGCGTCGGTCACCGTGCGCTCGGTCGGGCGCCACAGCACGATCTGGGTGCCCTTCTCGCCCTTGCGCACGTTGCCCCCCAGGTCGAGGGCCTGCTTGAAGGTGACCCAGCGGTTGTCGGTGTAGCTGCCCTCGGCGGACAGGAGGAGCCAGACGTTGATCCCGCGGTAGGGCTTCTTCGAGACCGCGTTGCGGGGGAACCAGGCCGGGGCCCCGTCGACGTAGCCCGCGCCGGCGGCGCCGGAGGTCCAGGGCTTCGTCCAGGGCGCCACGCCGGCGTCGAGCATGGCGATGATGCGGTCGGTGACGCGCTCGTAGACCGGGCGGGCGTCCGCCACCTTGCCGGTGCGGGTGCGGGTCGGGCGGGGGGCCGGCTTGCGGGAGTTGGTCATGGGCGCCTCCTGGGGCCGGCGGGCACATCCCGCCGACCTCTTGAGTATAACAGGTCGTGCGTCGAACCGCAAATCTAGCGCAGGGCGTCGGCCAGGGCCTTGGCCTTGATCCGGGCGTTGGCCAGCTTGGCCTCCAGTCGCTCGTAGGCCGCCGTCCAGCGGGCGGTCCGCTCGTCGGCCTTGTCCCGGGCCTCGACGGCGGCGTCCAACTCGCGCATCGTCTCGCCGTGCGCCGCCCGGACGCGGGCGAGGTCGGCGCGCAGGCGCTCGATGGTGGCGAGCGCCTCGTCCAGGGCGGTGCGGGCGTCGTTCTCGCGCATCAGCGGAGCCCCCGCAGGGCGCTCCAGACCTTGCTCAGTTCGTCCTGGGCCCAGCCCAGCTTGGCCTTGAGGGCGTCGCGCTGGGCGATCACCTGGTCGACCTCGACGCGGGCCTGGGCCAGTTCGGCGCGCAGGTCGCGCACCTGGCGCAGCAGGGCCGAGCGGTCGCGCACCACGTCGTCCAGGTTGGCCTGCAGGGTCTCGCCCTTGGCCTCGGCCTCGATGGGGCCCCAGCGGTCGGCCAGGTACTGGAAGATCATGTCCACGTCCGGGTACCACACGTCCGGGCCCTCGCCGTTGAGGCTCCACTTCCAGCCGTAGGCCCTGACCTGACCGGCCGGCAGGTTCTGCTCGGCCTCCCACCAGATGCGAACGGTCAGCCCGCGGACGACGGCGGTGGCGTCGTGGACGGAGCCGCCCACCACGATGGTGCGGCGCAACTCGGTGGCGGTGACGGCGACGGGGGCGTACAGGCGCTCGTTCTCGCGCAGCTTCTCGTCCTCGGAGGTGAAGTAGGCCATCAGCGGGCTCCTTTCGGGCGGGTGAGGATGGCGCGGGCGCGCTCCTCGACTTCGTGGATCATGGTGTGGTACCGGCCCTCGGCGCGCAGTTCGTCCTCGGCCTGGGCCATGGCCTGGTTCCAGGAGGCCATCAGCGGGGCGGCGCGCCGGCGCACCTCGTTCTTCCAGTCGCCCACCCGGGGGCGCTGGCTGGGGTGGAAGGCCACTAGCGGGTCCCCTTGCGCTTGGGGGCGAGGGCCCGGTACAGCGGGCCCCGGGAGACCAGCCCACACTTGGCGCAGAAGGACAGGTCGCGGAAGTAGATGCGTGTCGCCGGCTGGTTGCGCTGGCGCGGGGCGTACTCGGTCGTGCGGTGCCAGTCGTGCGCGCAGCGCAACTGCTCGGGGGTGGGCGGGGTGGCGCTGGTCATGGGCGACCTCGTGGCGCGGGGGGCACGTCCCGCCCGCTCTCCGAGTATAACAGGTCGTGGGTTGAACCGCAACCCTCGAGCCTAGGCCGGGCGCACGGCGGTGACCGTGCCCCCGGTGCGCTGCTCCAGGCGGTGGATGTAGACGGCGGCGGTGTGCACGCAGGGGACGCCGGCGAGCCCTGCGGGGCAGTCGCAGATGAGGTGCTCGGCGCCGGCGCGCCGGGTGCGGGCGACGCGGTAGCTGCGCCCGGGCTCGGTCCGGCTGGGGACGGCGTAGGCCATCGTCCCCAGGGGCTGCACGTCGCCCTGGAGCCCCCAGGCGAGGGCCTTGGCCAGGGCCCGCTGCTGGCGGGCCCGGAGCGCTGAGGCGAGCGGATCGGGGGCCAGCATCAGCGGGCGCTCCGGTCGGTGATGACGCCCCGCAGGACGGCCAGGGCGACCTCCAGCCCCTCGCCCTTGCCCCGGTAGTAGGCGTGGTTGACGCCCCGCTCGGCGGCGTACTGGGCGACCTGGGCGTCGGCGGCCTCGACCCGGCGGGCGAGGCGCTCGACGGCCTCGGCCAGGATCGCCTGGCGCTCGTAGTCGAGGGCGATGTCGCGGTGCACGTCGGCGTCGGCGCGCTCCTGGGCCAGGCGCTCGGCCCGCCGGGCGTCCCAGTAGGCCGCGTCGTAGGGGTTCTTGACGGTCTTGGTGGTGCTGGTCATGGGCGCCTCCAGGGCCGGGGGCACGTCCCTCCGGCTTCTAGAGTATATCAGGTCGTGGGCTGAACCGCAAATCAGGAGGGCCGGGTGAGCACCACCGGGTCGTCGGGGCGGGGGATGAGCCGGACGTGCTTCTTGACCGGGTCGACATCCACGACGGCGGCGTCGAGCACCATCCGGGCCATGGACGCCCAGGCGCCGGCGTTCCAGACCAGGATGACGGCGAAGTCGGTCGGGCAGCCGGAGAGGGCCAGCTTCTCCACGGCGAGGAAGAAGGTGGCCCGCTCGTTGGGCAGCAGGTCGTCTACGCCCGCCGGGTAGGGCGGGGCGGCGGGCGCAGCGGGGGCGGGCTTAGTCCGCCGGCGGGCTCGGAGGCGCTTCCTGGGGGCCATACGGCCACGATACCGGGCCGGGAGGCGTAGGGCCCGCCTGGGGCCCTGTGGAGCCCCCTGGGGCCTGCTGGGCGCGGTTGATGGCCTCCTGCGCCGCCCGGCGCTTGCGCTCCTCGGCCCGGCGCCGGCGCTTCTCCTCGTTGTGGGCGCGCTGGCTGGCCGTCTGGTTGCGGGGCGGGGCCTCGGGCGTCTCGGAGTGGTACCAGGGCACCCGGGTCATCACCAGGCCCAGGTCGACCTGCCGGCGCCCCTGGCGCTTGGAGCGGAGGTGGGCGTTGTAGACCCCCAGCAGGGCCAGCATCAGCGTCCGCTCGCCCTGCCCGGCCTGGGCGTTCATGCTCTTGGCCCGCTCCTGGAGCACGGTGGCCTTGAAGCCGGTGGGGGTGACGATGCGCAGGGCGTCCACCAGGTCCTCGACCACCACCGGGTAGGGGCGCACGTCCGGCCGGCAGAAGCGGGCCACCACGCCGGTGACGGCGCGCAGCGACTCGGCGGTGTAGGGGCGCACCTGGGGGGTGGCGATGGGCGCCGGCGGGTCGATCCAGGCGTCGTAGATGACCCGCAGGGCCCGCTCGAAGTCCACCGGGCCGGCCATGTCGTAGCAGCGCTGCAGGGCGCTGATGGCCCCGATGGCCTTGACGTTGTGGTCGCCCCGGCGGGGCAGCAGGTCGATGAACAGCGGGTCGGCCGCGCCCGGGGCGGGGATGGTGGCCAGGATGCGGTCGATGTCGAGGATGCGCCGGTCGTCCATCAGGCGCTGGGCGGGCACCTGGTCGCCGGCCGAGTGCTGCAGGCGCTGGGTGTCCAGGCTGTGGAAGATGATCGCCTCCTGCTTCAGCGTCAGCCCGACGTAGATGTAGCAGTCGACGTAGGTCTCCTTGCGCTGCTGCTCGTCCAGCTTCGACCACAGCCCGCTGTAGCGGTGCCCGCCGGCGATGATGTAGTACCGCCGGTCGGGGCGCAGGGACACGATCAGGGGCCCCGCCTGCAGGTCGTCCCACTCCTTGCGGAGTTGGTCGACCCAGCCGGGGCGCAGCGGGCGGGCGTACTCGTGGGCGATGTGCAGGCCGGTCAGGGGCAGGCGGTCGAAGCCGGTCGACCAGTTGCGTCCCCCCGGGGCGGACGGGGGCGCGGGCGGGGCGGCGACGGACATGGGGCGTCCCTCCTCGGCGTGGTCCGCCCGGGCGGGCGCGGACGTGCGGACATGGGCAGGTTCGGGCGGCCAGCGCCATGCTACAGGGCGGCGTCGCCTTGCGGCCACCAGGGGCCGTACCAGGTTAGGCCCGGGAATCACAGCGCCCCGGGCGATGGCCACCCGGGGCGCTGCAGAAGAGGAAAGAGAGAAGCAGTCCGGCGATTCTACCGGGGCAGGGCCACCATCGAGCCGGCGGTGACGGCGTTCGAGAAGGCCATCTTCACCACCCGCTGCTCGGGCAGGGTGAGCCCCAGGGCCTGGCTCTCGATGTGGCGCATGAGGTTGGCCTCTTCGACGCGCAGGACGGTGAGCACGTAGCCGGCCCGGCGCCGGAGGTGGTCGGCTACCATGGCCGGCTCGGTGGAGAAGCCCAGCCCGAAGGCGTTGTGGGAGACCAGCGGGAACTGGGGCAGGTCGCGCCGGATGGAGCGCTCCACGGCGTCGAGCACGCCGATGGAGACGCCGGCGCGGGCGGCGATGTCGGCGCGGTACCGGCACTGCGACCAGTCGGTGATGCCCCAGGGGATGTGGGGCACGACCAGGCGGATGGCGTCGAGCATACGCATTACGGGCGGTCCTCCTTCGACTCGGTCAGCACGGTCAGCAGGAAGCGGTCGATGTCGCCCCCGGGACGGCCGGTGGCGAGCAGGGCGTCGATCTGGTCGACGGCGCCGCGGGCGCGGGCGTTGGCGTCGCGCAGGAACAGGTTCTGGGCCAGGGGCCCGTCGCCGTGCAGGGCGCGGATGCGCTCCAGGGCGTGCCCCACGCCCCGGGCGAAGGCGTTGGCCAGCCCCAGCAGGTCGTTGACCGCCGCGGCGGCCTCCAGCCCCTCGTGGGTGGGGCTGTTCTCCAGCAGGTAGGTGTCGACCTCGATCCGCCGGGCCTGGAAGGCCTCGTCCAGCTTGGCGTTGCGCTCGGCGGACAGGCGGTTGATGGCCAGCCCGGCCTCGGAGCCGGGCACCGCCACGGCGTCGCGCACGGCCGGGTCGGCCACCAGGCGGGCGACGGCGGCCACCTTCTCGGCCAGGGGCAGGTCGGCCACGTCCGCCGCCGTGCCGGTGTGGCCCACGATCTGGCCCCGGACGCGCCGGACGGCGGCGCGCGTCCACTTGCCCTGGGGGTGGTCGGGGTTGGGCGCGTCGAAGAGCGCCCGCAGCCGGGCGTTCTCCTGCGGGTCCTTCACCGTGACCAGGGTCTCCAGCACGACCCAGGGCCGGTCGCCCCGCTCGGAGACCGGCCAGTAGCTGGCCACCTCCCAGCGGTGCTGCAGGGTCTGGGCGTCGAGGCCGGCCAGCTTGGCCAGCACCGCCAGCGCCCCCAGGGCCCCGGACGGCACGGCGGCCAGCGCGATGTCCCCCTGGGCGAGGAGGTTGTTCCGGGTGCGGGTGGCCAGCGCCCGCTCCCCCTCCACGAGGGCGCGCAGGTCGGCCGCGGCCTGGTCGAGGGTGAGCGTGGGCTCGGCGTACAGCGGTGCGTCGCGGGCGGTTCGCGTCATTGCCATGTGGGCGGGTACCTCCACTCAGGACTGTAGCATGACGTTGTCCAAACGGCAAATCAACCGTCTGTCCATTCGGTCGGGTTGGTAAAGCGCCGGCGGGGCGCAGCGCCTGCGCTTCGGGTGAGCCCCCGGTGTCTACTGCGTTTCATCGTTCGTCTCCGTAGGGGTGGGCGTGCGGGTCGCCCGCCGGCGGCGCGGCGGTTCGTCGCTCCGGTCGAGGGCCAGCAGCATCCGGCGCAGCGCGTCGAATTGCTTGGGCGTCAGGTCGGGCGCAAACGCGTAGAGTGCCCAATCCAGGTCGTTCACGTCGGCCGGCCACCGGCAGACCCAGAGCTGCTCTGAGACGCGGGTCATCGGCGGTCCCTGGGGTCCCCGAGGTACCCGCCGCCGGGGCCCGGCACGAACCACTCGTCGTCGTCGGGCTCGCTGGCCGGCGGCTCGCTCGTGGGCTCCGGCGGGGGATCGGCGGCGGCCAGGGGCACGTAGTACATGGCGTGCCCGTCCAGGTGGAAGTGCTTGTGCCCCGGAAAGTCCCGCTCCTCGGGGTGGGCGTGGTAGACGTACTCGTCGCTCCCGAGGCGCCAGCGGTGGTAGTGGGCGCGGGGGTGCGGCGTGCGCTGGGGCGGCGCCCCGTCGAACACCACGGGCTCGGTGTCCAGCACCCCGGCGAGGGCCAGCGCCTCCAGGTCGTCGGTGCTGTTAGCGTCGCGGTCGCTCAGGGAGAGGGCCCGGTGCCCGCCCCCGTTGAAGCCGGCCGCCGGCGGGACGGGCCCCACGATGTAGACGAAGGGGCGCTGCTTGGGGTCGAACTTGGCGTAGTAGAACTGGCTCGGGTCACTCATGGGCGGTCTCCTCCTCGGTCTCGGGCACTTCCTCGACCTGGCCGATGTGGTCGAGCACGGTCATCTCGCCGTCGTAGTAGCTGCTGGGGTTGGTCGCCCCCCCGACGAAGCGGTCGAGGTCGCGCTGCTTCATCCCCAGGGCCTCGTGCTCCAGCTTGTCCCGGGCCTCGTCCTCATCGAGGGCCTCGACCTGGAGCACGACCTCGTACTGGCGGGTGATCTGCACGCTGACCTGGGCCTCAAACTTCGGCATGGGCGGCCTCCTCGATCATCCTGGGGGCGGTCTGGCGCGTCCAGACCTCCCCGCGCTCGTTCAGCACGACGCCGGGGGCGCCGTCGACGCGCACGTCCCGGTACGCCGGCGAGAAGAAGTAGGGCAGGCGCCGGCGGGGGTCGTACTTGACCCGGTCGGCGTAGACCCCCAGCCCGTCGTCCAGGGGGTAGCCCACCTTGGCCAGGGTGCCCAGGACGTAGGCGTGCACGTTCTTGACGCCGGTGGCCAGGACCCGGCGCAGCCCCGCCTCGTAGACCTGGAAGCCGGCGTCGGCCAGCACCAGGTTGTCCGACCAGCCCACCACCTTCCAGGTGTGGCGCCGCGTGCCGGGGATGCGCACCTTGGCCTGGATCGACCAGGTGGGCTTGGTGGGGTGCAGGTTGCGGTAGACGCGCACCGGCGTGCCGATGGGGGTGGGGAGGGCGAAGCGAAAGGCCACTAGCGGGCTCCCCGGACGATGCAGCTATCGGCGCCGCAGGCGCGGCAGCGGAAGTGGTCGACGCGCCCCAGGCTGCCCAGGGGGATCAGGTAGCCGTGGCACTCGGGGCAGACCGGCAGGTCGTCGTCCTCGCCCTCGTCGGAGCCGTCGTCCCACTCGGCGCGGTCGGCCTCCAGGTCCTCGAACTCCTCGTAGTGGGTGTGCACGTCGTCGTCCGCGATGCCGGCGTCGGGGTCGATGCTGCGCTCGCTCATGGGCCCTGCTCCTTCGCCGGCGGGCACGTCCCGCCGGCTCTCCAAGTGTACCAAGTCGTGGGTTGAACCGCAAGGGCTGCGGACGGGGCTAGTCCAGGGCGCCGGCGAGGGCTCGGGTCTTGATCCGGGCGTTGGCCAGCTTGGCCTCCAGGCGCCCGTAGGCCTTCTCCCAGCGCTCGGCCCGCTCGATGGCCTTGTCGCGCTCGGCCACGGCCAGGCGCAGGGCGTCGCGCAGGGTGATGGGGTCGTTGACCCCCACCCCGGGCGGGTCGTCGGTGTACTCGTCGGGCAGGGTTACCTCGTTCACGCTCCAGCTTCCTCTCTCAGGCCGTGCTCGTCGGCGGCGGCCAGGATGGCCTCGGTCAGGGCCACCAGGCGCTTGCCCAGCCCGTTGCCGGCGGTGCTCAGGTCCTTGGCCAGGGCGGCGTTGGCGCGGCCGGCCTGGCGCAGCTTCTCCACCTCGTCCAGGGCCTCGCCCAGGGACTGCTCCAGGATGGCAACGCGCTCGGTCAGGCGGTTGCGCTCGCGCTGCGCCTCGTCGCGCTGCTGGCGGACGCCCTCGACCTTGTCCCGGCTCTCCTCCCACAGGGCCCGGAGGTCCTTGGCGTCCTGGTGCTCGCAGCGCACGAGGAACAGCAGGCGCAGGGTGCGCTCGGCCTCCAGCTTGATGGCCAGGGAGCCCTGGGCCCGGCGCCCCTGGTGCTCGGCGTAGCGCTTGCGCGCGGCGTCCGTCCACTCGGCCAGCAGGGCCTTGTGGTTGTCGGTGCTCGGGTCGAGCGGGGTCCACTCGGTCTCGGGGTAGACGGTGCCGGCGGGCTCGACGTAGTGCTTGCGGGCGGTGGTGGTGTCGGTCATCGGCTGCTCTCTTTCCGGGCGGCAATCTCGGCCAGGTGGGCGGTCAACTCCTGGCTGCGGACATCGACGGTGCAGCGGTAGTTCTCCTGGGGGATGGGCGAGCCGTAGGCGTCCGTCTCCTCGCGGTCGGGGTCGTTGGCCAGGTGGGCGATGTCGAGGTCGAAGCGGTCGCAGCCCAGCCACTGGGCGGCGCGGGCGAACGCCGCCTCCTCGCCCCGCTCCTCGAAGGGGACGCGGAAGCCGTCCTCGCGGTAGCTGCGCCCCTGCCCGCCGGCGCGCTCGGGCGTCTCCTCGATCAGCCAGTAGGTCTCGGCCGCCTCGTTGTAGTAGACGTAGACCGAGGGCTCGACCACCTTCTTGTGGCGGGCCATTAGCGGTACACCTCGTGGCGCACCAAGGCGGCCAGGGCGGCGGCGCGCTCCTCGCCGGCGCGGCGCAGCGCCCGGCGCTCGGACTTCATGCGCACCGTGAAGTGGATGAAGGACACCTCCCGGGCCAGGCACTTCAAGCAGATGCATTCCATGGGCACCCTCCTCGCGGTCGGGGCACGTCCCCGCCCGCAAAGAGAGTATACCAGGTCGTGGGTGCAACCGCAAGCGCGACGACTAGGCGCGCCGCCGGCGGGCGACGGCGGTGTCCTCCCCGACGCGGGCCCCGAGCCCCTTGGCGCCGGGCCGGCGGTAGTCGCCGTTGGCGCTCTTCTCCAGCACCTTGCGCTCGACCAGGTCCTGCAGCAGGTCGAAGAGGGGGGCCGTCCACCGTCCACGTCCGGCGGCGTCGACGGTGT